AATGCGTATTGCATTATATCGAATGATTCACAATGCCAGAACAGCTTCATCAATCTAAGGACACGTAATGTCCTAATCAAATCCATGTGTTCTTGTGGGACAAAGAACCCAACGTAGAAAGGGAGTATTGAAAGAAGATCCACCACGAACTCTCCAGTCTTCCAATACCCCCTCTCATTCTTCAGTTGATAATACAACTCAAAGGTGAAGACGGCGGCAATGGATCGTTCTAACCACAAGAACCAAAAATTACCGTCACATTCACAACCTACTTCGAAAAAGTATGCAACTACACTGGCGACAGCTAGCCAGTTACACGCTTTCTTAAATAAGTTCATTGTATTATCTTTTAGTCACCACCACCACAATCACATCCGCCGCCTGAGTCATAAGACCCACCTGAGTCATAACTATGACCACTTGAGCCAGAGTCATAACTTGGAGCAGAATAACTAGGACTAGCTTCAGACATGAAACTAGACATAATCGCTACACTATCAATAGCACTATCAACAAGTAGCCACGTATTATCAATATACACTTCTTGTGTAGATCCATATCCACGGGTTCTATACTTGTTAGCCAATGCTTGCTTTTTCTTTTCTTTCGTCATACTTTTATTTCTATCATTTTGGGCCAATACATGTTCATATTGGTTCCCTTAGAATTTGCAATCGTTATATGAAGACCCTTATAGTTCGGACCTTCAACGATACCTAAATCTCTCTTGATTTCATCAAGTTCTTCAGAAAAGACTTTGATGTAGAACATGATGAAACCCTTTAGGTATCCACCTTGAATCATATCAACGTCATACTCGAATTTGACTGACTTATTCTTCCATTTAGAAGCTTTCTCCCAATCAATAACAGGATGAAATTTTGAATTTGCTAAAGTTATGTGTGGTGCATACATCGGTGTTCCCAATGATACCCAATACTTCCTAGTAATGAACCAGTTGTAATATTTTGTGAAATCTTCACTTACATTAACCACAACCCGACCCCTACCATTTTGGCATTTCACGTATATTTTACCTTCTGATTTCACTAAGGCCATAATAGTCGGGTTTTAATTAATTAGTAGATACTTATCGATTTCTCTTATGATCTCGATAGCATTCTTATCAAACATATTGAAGACTGGAATACCATAGTGATTTGCAATCCTAATAGCTTGACCAGTTCCGCCTACATCAGTCCCATCATGGGTCCAACATATAACAAACTCAGAATCAGCTTCTCCCCATCCTCTTACTTGACGATAGTTTCGAGACATGAATCTCATGAAACGATAATATTCATCAGATCTTGAAGTGTCTTTCAACTCCAACATCTTTTTAAAATAAGGATGAAATTTCTCAACTGAATCCCATGCTTCAGGATCAGGTTCACCGGGACAACATTCGTCACCAACTAACCTATACCTATGTTCAGGATATAGATCTTGAAACTCTTGTTCGAAATCTTTCCATGGTAGCCAAATTTGAGCATTTTTACCATGAACACCTTTAGCGAATGCTTGATCGGAACCAGTGGCATTTCCACTTCTGAGTATATAACCTCTTTGAGTTAAACACTTGGAGATATTCTCCATGTCAATAGCTACCGTCTTCGGTATAGTTCTTGATCCAATTCCAGCGAAAAATTTCATTTTATGATTAGTTCAAATTTATCAGAATCGGGTCCAAAATTCTCTTTATCAAAGGAATAAGTCTTATAGAACTTACCACCCTTTTCCCATTTTGAAATTTGTGAGTAATCCGTCCAATGATGATGAGTATAGTCATCTAATACGATGTCTAAGCCACCATCGTTAAGTTTAATCATAACTGGTGTAGTTTCAACCTGAGCAGTTTGTTTGTAATCCTTATCACTCCTAACTGCCACAGTAAGCATACCACCCATCAACCAGAATACACACATAATCATAGCAAATCCCCCATCAGGTTCATTGTTATGACTATCAATTGCGGATATAATGATTGCAGTTATAAAAATAACTGGAAACATACAAAACCATATTAATTCATACCAAGTCATGTTAAGATGGTATTTGGGTTTTAATTGCTAAGTCTGCTTCAACTTGTGCTATTCTTTTAGCAATGCGTTTGGCATAAGAACTCACTCTTAGGGGAGTTAGATGACTTAGGATGTTTCCAGCTTTGGTTGTTTGAATTTCCCAAACTTCACCGTTATGTTGATTGGCCCACTCTTCAAATTGAGCAGTATCCCAATTCATTAAGTGCATCAGATATACTTTATTAAACTCACCATGAGCAACAATAACATTGATATCATTGTTAGTCACCTTCTCCATCCATTGATGGAATAGGGCAGCACGTTGATAAGCATCAGCAAAGGATTCTCCACCTAGCGGAGTGTAATAGAAATTGAAGTGCTCTTCAGCTTTCAAGTTCTGTTCAATGATATCTCTCAATGATCCCCACTCACGCTCACGGCATAATGGAGTTGGAACGAATTTATCAACCATGTGACCACTATCATTCAATCTATCATAGATGATGTTAGCGGTTTGTGTAGCTCTTTTGTAAGTGCTGTGAAAGATATTAATATGACCATGATTAGGTCCAAGCAATTCAACAATCCTATCTGCCGCATTGACAGCATCACCTTTTCCCTTATCTGTTAATTGCACATCACAATCGTTCATTTGGAAGTAAACCTGTTTGTTCACATTACCTTCTGATTGTCCGTGTCTGACTAAAAATAATCTCATTTCTCTATTATTAAGTTGTTTTCGTGTATGTTTCCTATTACCTCTACTTTGGACCAGTCATACTTACTGCCATTAAGGTTTGCCCTTCCGGTTGGATTGACTATGTTTTTCTCATGTAGAGTGAACTTCTTCCCATCGAAGGAATGATAGATATATGGACGAAGGAATGACCCTTGATAGAAATCAATCTTATAGATGCTATGCATGTATAGATCCTCACATAGTTTAGTTGGTTCTTCACCAAATCTTACTAAGTCGCCTTCATAGATCTCAACTCCGTGTTTATCTTTAAGACCAATATACTGCATTATGGGCGGTTGTTCATCATAAGAACAACCATCACCATCACATATCCATCCATCTAAAGCTAAGGTATATTGTGATGATTTATAAGTCATCATACTTACCCCTGCCCAGATCCTGAACTTTATATCTCTCATCGATTGACTATGTTGATCTTATACTTCTGTCCCGCTACATAAGGTGTTGGAACCAATATCCTTCCGAGTTCTTTCCATGTTACACCCTTATCCTTAGAAGTCATGAGAAACATGTATTTCACCTTAGATATGGTGTTTAGATTGTATTTGTATAATTGACCAGTTACGATTGGAGGTGGAACGACTGCTTGACCTATTACGATCCAAGTCTTGCCTTTATCTTTAGATGTTAGTCCAACCACATACTTCTGTATTACAGGAACTTCCTTTATCACCTTGAATGCTACTTCATTGGAGTATGGGCTTTCCGCTGTTCCATTATAACCCTTAACTGCCACATAATAGACCTTATCGAATGTGAGATCAAGTAAAGCAGCTTCAGTGTTTGTAGTGAGATACTTATTAGTGTATGTATTGGGCGATTCTCCAATATCCACCGAATAACTCTTAGTGTTGCCAGTAGTATCAGCATCCCATACAGCAGTAGCCTTGGCTTCCGTTGAAGTTATGATAGTTTGTGCGTTTACACTGGACAATGTTAGTCCAATGAACAGTAGTATAATGTTTAGATATTTCATAAGTCGTGTAGGTATTCCAACATTCCGGCTTCCACATCTTCCATGATGTATTTGAAATCCTCTGGATACAAGTCAGCCTCAGTTATGTTATACTCATAGGCCAATTGAATTCTCATATCGAAATCAGTTTCATTTCGATACCATTGAATTTCTTCAGGAGTTGGTTCATATCGCTCACAATAAAGATAATCTTCGTAAGCTTCTGGTGGATCTTCTGGTATCATAGTAATGGTAGTTTATCAGTTATTCCTTCAAATTTTTCATCCCAATGAGGACCAATAGCAACAACAGTCTTAGTGAGAACTCCATTGAATTCCGTCGCACCGTTGTCGATAATCATATTCGACATTAATCCGTTGTCAAGTGCCTTTTGGTGAATAGCATCAAGTTCTTCCTCACTGTTCACAAAAACACAAATCTTACGAAACGAATTATTGAGCCAATGAGCGACTTCTTCAGCATATTTGTTATCAATGGAACATCTGAAATGATCCCAAGGTGCTGTGTTCATCATAAGACCTTTTCTAGTCAAGAACGACATAGCAGCATGAGAACACTGAGCCGCAATCTTACCCTTACGCATGTTAAGATCCTTACGGACCACTAGAACTTGTTTTGTATTCATTTTAGTAGTCTCAATCCGTATTTTGTTCCTCTTTTACAGAAGGTAAATTTTCCTTTCACAACACCGAACACCATATCATTGACATAATCTGTGAAATCTGTTAAGAACACTGCGTATTCTTTTCCAGTGAGTGTGCTTTTGAATTCCAAACCAGCAGAAGATTGACCACGGTAGAATCCAGTGTATTTCAATTCATCATCAAAGATGAAATTCTTCACAGTGTAATACTGATCACACTCACCAACATAAATATCATTTCCGTATGGTGCTGGCACTGGTTGTGGATGTTCCACGAAATTCAACTCAGCAAGAGTATAAAATGATGCTGTTTTGTTACGAGTATTTGTGAGATAATCATACTTGTCAGTTAGAACTCTATCACCAGATATCATATCTGCGGTCAAGTTCAACCGTATTCCACCCCAAGGGGTATGAGTTAGCATATTACCATCCATATCGAATGATATATCTCCAGCGTAAAGTTTCGGTGTTTTGATCTTCATATCGTTTTGTATCGTTCAAACCAGTCGTCTAAGGTGTAGAAATCAATGTTTCCCATGTCCATATCACAGTAGTAAGTGTCACCCATAAAGGTGAACCATCCGCTATGGATATTGGTATCGTATTTCTCTCTGAATTTGTCCATGTATTCAATCCACTTCTCTTGGGTGTATTTGTGTTTGCCCATTGGATTGTTGGCTTCTTGCCACACACGAAACTCATGGTAATTCTTCTTGGTTTCCTCTAAAAGAGTCAAGAAGTCATACTCCGCATCTTCAAGAGATTTGTATTCGAATGGGATTATATTTTCCCCACCCTCATACTCATTTCCATCGTAATATTTAATTATTAGTCTCATCGGTTATACCAAACTATGTGTGTTGCCCATTCTGGAAAGTCATAGCCTTTAGCGTAAGATGGTTGAATTATACTATTTGATTTCTTGTTAATTGTTGCGAGATTTCCATGACCGTCATAATCAATGAATCCGCCCCATTTAACTTCTTCTAACCATTCTGAAAGTGTGACATGATAATCATCAGATTCAATTGGTTCAAATATAGTCCCTTTCTCTTCGGCATCAGCCTTCATCATTTCTATAATGCTCATTGTAGTTCAAATGTTTCTCTAAAGTTATCTCCGTATTTTCCATCCTCTACCCATACACCCTTTTCGATAGCTTTGAGCCATCCATCAGGGAATGATTCAGCAGCAAAAGTAGAAAAAAGGCCAAACTGTTTATGTTTGACCTTTTCTTGGTAGAACTTGGTTATACCCAAGAACCTATCATCTGGATAGAGTTCAAGAATCTTGTTTAGTGTATCTCTCATCGTCTTTACATCTATGGATGAATTTGACAGTGTGACCACCTTGATAAGTGCCAGCAGGACAAGTCATAGCGTCTCCAGTTACATCGGAGAAAGCAGCGATCTTGTTATACCACATCTTTTCAGTGATAAGAGGGATCTTGGACTTGTGAACGAAGATATGATAACCACCACGGGTTTCTGTGATATCACAATATCCTTCAGTGATTTCAACAACTTGATCGACAAGCTTTTGTTCCTTATCGTCAATATCAAACATGACATACTTACGAGTTCCAGCATTTTTCTGGATTTCGCTCATAACTTCGGCATGAGGATTGGAATTCCTACCATTACACTCAAGCACTTTAGCCAGTTGTCCAATAGAACGCACTGTAGCCTTCCACAAGTCGCGAGGATTGGGAGAGATATACAGAGCTAAGGATTCTTGTGGAACGGGATTACCGTCGAACGTGAACGCACCAACCTTACATTCTAGTTGAGCGATCTTATCGTAAAGGAATTCTTTCTTGGAAGTGAATCGCTTGAGTTGTCCCTTATCGGATTTGATCCACGGGACATCCTTACAATACTTCTTACGCATGAAAAGGCAGCAATAGTATTGCTCGTTTTCAAGACAGTCTGGAAGCCATGCGATGAATTCTCTTAGAGCATCTGGGTTTGTGATTATTTGGTATGTTTCAGCCATATGAGTATTATTGTTCGGTTTTAATTACCTTTTCATCGGTCTGGTTTATGTTTACTTTGAATTCGGCCTTATCACATAATTGACAAGTCGCCACTCCAACACATAAACAAAAGATAAAAATCCCTTGTCCAACCCATGAGGCGAACTCACTATTAAACCATTTAATTTCTTCTTCCATATTAATTGCTTGCAAGTCTGAATTTACGAATGTAGTCATACACTCTCTTATCGTCACATGAATACCACCATTGATTTTCATCCCACTCATCCAACTTGCAATCGTATTGGGATTCCTTAAGGATAAAGGCGATAGCACTCATAGATCCGTTAAGGTCAGGTTCGAAAAATGCTTCATATTGAATGTTTAAGTTTTGAACTTCTAAAGCCCTATCAAGCATATCACCAGATCCACCACCATCCAATAGGATAAATGTTTTGTGGTCTTTGATGAACTCATTATAAATGGGATCATCTTTAAATGTATTGGCATATTCCAGTGCTGCATGACCCGCCTGAATACCCTTCTGGATTCCAGATAGGTTATACATGACAAAGAAATACATTCTTAGTCCATTTTGATTCGCAACTAACATAGTTATATCGTAATTGGGTTTTAATTAAAGGAATCTGAGAGTTACTGATAAGTCAAGACCACCTTTTATGGGTTTCAATCCTTCAATAAATTTCTCATGACATTTTATAAAATCATAACCATCAATACACACATTAGCATTAATAGTATGAACGTAAAAATTAGAGAAATCTTCTGTTTTTACATCAATCATAACCTCATCAGTTAATGTATCACAGATAACATCTCTAACAGATACCTTATCTTTCTTGTAGATAGAAACCGTTCCTTCTATGTGTGTCCAAACTGACATGTTAATTAATTATTGCGACACCATTCTTCATAGTGATGCTATTTGCTTTCCCTGCTATTACCCAAAATGGTTGAGACTTTCTGAGTCTCCCCTTTATGGGAACACTACATTCTAAGTTGTCAACGATGTGACAAGCATTCATATAGTGAATGGTAATTTGAGTCTTACCACATTTTCTGGATTCGGGTTTATTGTAGTGAAACCAAAAGGCTTTCATATTAATCACAGTCGCGAATTGAGTAAACGTAAGGGAATCTAGGAATCAACTTATCTGGAGTCAAGTTAAAGAATCTAATCGTAGCTTTTTTGCCGATGAATTCTTCTTGATGTTCCCAGATGTATTTCAGATACTCTCTAGTTCCTTTGATGTTTGATTTGAAAGTATGACCAAGTTCATTGGTGAATACCATTGCGCCTGCCATTCCAGAACGATTTCCTGTTCCTTCGATGATAGCCTCAATAACATACTCAGCATCTTGGAACTCTTTTCTTTTGAGAAGAGTGTTGGAACGCTTGTATTCATAAGGTTCATTGATACGAACCATTTGACCCTCATAACCATCTTCCAAGTATCCACCATAAACAGCAGTCAAGTCTTCGACATTAGCTACTTCAGTGGTTGGAACATAAACAATAGGAGAATTTTCATCGGAGAAATGTTTACGATGGTTGAAACGAATGAATCGTTGTCTTCCAAAGACGTTTCTCTTCGGATCACAGACATCATACCACCAGAATTGAACATACTTCTCAGACCAGTATAAATCTTCTGACTTCGGTTTGGTCTTTTTGACCAATGAAGTGATTTTGTTGAAGTCATCATGGAACTCATGATTATACAACTCACCATCAATAACCAAATCAGGGAACTCAGCGAATAAGGGTTCCAGTGCTCTCAGAATATGAGGAATTGAAACCCATCGTTTTCCTGATCTTGCAAATGCACCATCCTTAGAGATAACAGCACGAAGACCATCAAGCTTTGGTTGTGAGTATAGAGGAAAGACAACTTTAGCCTTTCGATCATCCCACTTCTTAGCAAGCATTGGTTCAGTGAATGTGAAGTTGTCGATATTATCAACATCCTCATGGTATCCACTATCTATTTTCCTTTGCCACATTGCTCTAGCTTCAAATACAGCCTGCATATCAGGAAGTCTTTGATTAGCTCGACCTTCATTGGTCACGATACAAACTGTCCATTCAGTTGTTTGTAGCTTACCACCAACTTGACCGTGAATGGTTCGATATGAATCTTTAAAGACTTCAACAGTCCATTCTTGAATCGCACCAGTATTAGTTCTTGCGTATAGGGTGGGGAATTCTTCCTCCACATCATCGTTCATTCCAAACATATTAAAATAGTATATCTTTATCGTTAATTTGACGACCTTCGTAATACTCAACCCAGCCACCACCATCGTTATACACTCCGGTTTCAATTAGCATGATGTTGTAGTCAACGATTTGGGCATCAGTTGTCCATTCGACAATACAAGTCTTGCCAAAGAGTTCATTTTGAACTTTCTTTTTGAAGACGATATCATCGCAATAAATTTCTGCTGGATAATTCTGATTATCAAACAGCCACTTATGTTCACCTTCCATCAAGATCTCCCTTTTGTCAGGAGTATAGAAGTCAGGTTCACAGTATAGATACACATCACATGCATCTTGGAATGTTGAGCAGACTAGAATATATTCATAGTCCGTTCCGATATGGTCAAGCGTTAAGATGACATAATCAGATAGATTACGTGAATACTCGCGCTTCTCTTTGATTAGGAAATCTGGAACAGCTTTGACATCATCAAGTTGAATCAAAAGGTCCACATCATTGACACGGACCAATTGACCAACCGCACAGTTTTTAAAACTTTTGATCAGATCTTTCATAAGAATTTCTTAGCAAGGAAGAAAGCACCGACACTGATACCTCCTATGATAATGGCAGTTAGGAAGAATGTTCCCCAACCAGAACCGGAAGACTTATGAACATGAGTGACTTGAGCAGGTGGAGGACCAACATGGTAGTTGCTCTTATCCATCATAGCATTCATCATAATAGCATCAGACATCATATCATACATGATGAAGGTTCCGAGTCCCGGTCCACCACCACCCCAATATCCATAACCACCACCTTGTTGATTATATGTAACGTCATAATTTCTACCATCATTACCTCGGTAAGAGGATGGAATATGTTCAGGACGACTTGAGGGTTCTGAAGTGTATTTACTTGTATAAGATGATGCTTTAGTAGCTTTGAAGTCTGCCACAGCACTATCTCTAGTTTGGAATGTTTTACCACTCTTGACCGCTTCCTTATATCGAGCAGCTTCAACATTAGACTTTGGTCTGGATGAAGTTTGTGCTACCGAAGTATTAGGTTTGCTTACTGGAGCAGACTGAGCAGTAGGCGCAGGAGTTGCTTGTTTAGGAGCAACAGTAGGCTTAGGAGCAGGTGCTACATAAGGTTTTGGTGCGGGTGCAGCAGGTCGAGAATAACTACTAGAACTTCGACTAGAAGAACTAGAACTCCTACCCCCACCACCACCTTTAGCTTCCAACGATCCAACGCTAAGAAAAGCGATGGCTAGAATTTGCATTAATTGTTTCATACGTCTATTATGTTCGGGTTTTAATTAACCCATAACCTTGCTAACTGGAGCAGAACTTACGGAAGGAGAAGCGATACCCATTTCGGCTTCGAATTGTGCTAGAGCAATTTCTGCCATAGTATGATCCGCAGCTTCCATTTCAGCGATTTGAGAGAAGTCAGCACTATCCTTAGCAACACGAAGTCTTCCAGCAGCCTTGTTACGCTCTGCATCAACGATTTCGCTGATTCTATTCATATTATCAGCACCAGTTCCAATTTGGGAGATCATACCATTAGCCATTTCAGTCAGATTTGCCGCAGCAGTATCCATCTTCATACCTTTGATATCTCTTGAGAGTTTCTCCATCTTTTCCTTAGCACCCTTAACAGACAAGTCTCTTGCTTTGGTCAGTTCCTTATACTTCTGCTCGGAAGTAGTAAGACGTTCCAAGACTTCATCATGCTCTTTATCAATAGCATCCAATCGAACAGCAAGTTGTCCTGCTAGTTCTCTCTTACCTGCTTGAATTAGAGCTTTGACTTTGAGACGAAGATCATTTTCTTCAGCATCTAGTTTCTTAGCTTGTGCAGCAAGACTTTCTACAAGACCAGCATGTTCTGCTAGACCATTGTTGAAAGATGCGATTTGTTTTCGCATGTTTTCTTTTTCCAATTCCAGAAGTGCTTCTGGGTTATTCTTTTCGAGTCCTGATACAAACAGTCCGAAAAATCCTTTGATTAAGTTTAGTAGTCGTTTCATATATATATACTTCAATTAGATACCATCTCGAATGGGAAATTGCTCACATTCTTTAGCATTCTGAGCTAAAATCTCAGCAGCCTTTTCAAACTTCTCTATTTGCTCTGGTGTTAATACCAATGGTTTGTTTTTAATAATGTCTTCCATATTAGCTATCTTCTTCAATATTACTCTCACCAGCATCACGTTCAGCAGATTCACCTAAGATGAACTTAGGACTCTTGAACTTAAACACAGGCTTTTTCTCACGGTTGTTAATCTTGAGGACAACACCTTCATTGACCACACCAGTAGTGCAAAGTCCGCATGTCTTATCAAGATACTCTTCCTTCATTGCAGTGAGGAAATCACTATTCCAAGTTGGAGTTAGGGGAAGGTTGAATAGTTCTACTGCTGGTCCATGATAATAGACCGGAGTGTGTTTGAAACCATGTTCTACACAGAACTTTTCGATTTCATCCCAAGACAATTCTCGGGTAGGATCAACATCGGTAGTGTATGTTACACGATACACCCAGAATTCAGATTCACCCTTGGCAACACCATAGTCATAGTTCTTTTGAACCATCTTACCGTGATTGACATATCCAACGATTTCACCATATACAGCATAACCCGCTGGAATCATTCCTTTGAACTCTTCAGCATGTTTGCCCCATACATCGTCTGTGTATTTTCCATCGCGTCTATTCTTGAGAACACTTCTGCTAGAGTAGATTTCTTTGTATTCCACTTCAGAATATGTAGCACCAAACCAGTTGGCAATATTTCTGAATGGATTGAAAGTCTTCTTCACAAGAAGATTCGCATAGATAGCGGAAGTTCCATGAACTTTGGAAGTAATGGAAATGTCATCGTTAGGATTCAGAACGAAGATGTTCTTACCCAGATGTTCCGTGCTGTAATGGAATTGGAATTGTCCATCAACGATTTGAGACTTGATTCCTTCAGCGTTGCGATTGAACCACGCATTAACAAAGAGATAAGCCTTCCTACGAATAGGACGAGGGAAGAAGCCAATTGTAGCGTCGATCCACTTAGGAACACGACTCTTCTTAGCGTTAGCTTCTCCAGAACCCTTAGCGTCACCCTTGATGTATTTCTTCACTAGAAGTTCTCCGTTAAGAGAATCAAACACCTCACCCACATTGAAGTGGGCATCATCAACACCAGAGAATTCTGCTAGTTTAGAAGTAGGGAATAGGAATCCTTGACTTGGAATACCACGGAGAGAAACAGCACGAACACGACCCTTAGATTCAAAGAATCCTTTAGTCTTTTCGTCTGCATTCAATTCTGGTTTAGTCAGAAGGTTCGCCCAAGAAAGAAACTTGGTAGATAGGCAACTTTCCACAGGAAAGTAGACGACCTTTTCATGTTCTTTATAGGAGTCCTTACCAATGATAATCGTATTACCATAAATTTCCACTAGGGATAGCTTATCAGCATTAGGATGATCCTTGATTGTAGGAACTTGAACAACTGTCGCCAGATAGTTAGGGTCTGCCCCTTCTGTATATGTCAGTAATCTCATGTGTTGATTATAGGGTGGTTTTAATTAACCGTTGACTTCTTCGTAGGCTTTGAGGATACCTTTAACATTTTCAATTGTGATGCGTTGGCAACCAACTTGGACGTAATCCAATCCCTTAGTAACGGTTCCGCTGTAATCACGGGAGACACTAACACTGATAGACTTTGGCTTCTTAGCTGCATCTTCAGGGATGAATTCTTCAACGGTTTCGTAGAAATCTGTAAGACGACTTCCACTATCAAGATAGTCCGGCCAATCAACTTCATCATTATCATCAAAGACTTCTGCATTCAAAGCGAGTCCAAGATCATAGAGTGTATCAACACAAGCAGTATCAACGCGATCAGTGAAGTCTAAGTCCCAAAGTCTATCTCCAATATCAAGACTCAACACATCAAATAATGCCTTAATCTCTTTGGTCGCCTTAAAATCGATTTCATCGAAGTCAATGTCACCATACGGGGACATATTATACTTCGCCGTGACCGTAAGGCCAGAATATAGATCAAACTTCAGTGTTTGTGTTTTGATAAAGTTCTTCTTATAGAAGTCGAAGTATGCCTTTGCCGCTGCTTTAATTGCTTTGATGTCTTTTTTCATATCGTTATTAGTTATTAGATTTTTACGCTAGATTGTGCTCTCAGTTCTGCTTCGTCAATTTCATAGACGAAGAAGACAATTCGATGGAATTTAGATTCGATGCTTTCGATGATTGCTTCAACAATGTTCCACTCACCACCAGCACGGGCGCATCCCATATACTTAGGGACACCCACTTTAAACATACCCTCATAATAAGGAGCATTTGCGATGATGTCTGCACATATTCTGTATAGAGCATCGAATAGGCTGTCGTAACTACAATTCCTATGAAGAGGATCGCCATCATTACCAACACCCCACATGGCATACATATTATATACACCACGACCATCACCAACATCTGCTAGGGTAAAGTAACCAAGTTTGTCATCAGGAACGGCATCACAGTCATTCATATCAAGATTGTCTTGGAAATCCAAATCTGCTTGATACACTTGTGGCCATTTCTTACGAAGAAAATACGCCACACCTGATCCCATCACGCAATGAGAATTTGCTACGTGTGCAGCAAAATCCCAATCGCCTTCTAGTAAGTCACCCTTAATATGTTCCATGACACGATTATGCTTCGGTTTTAATTAAGAGTTCTTCCTTGCGTTTATTGATAGCTTTTTCCAAGTTATCTAAACGCTTGGTGATTTCTTTGGTATGGCCCAAGCTCTCTTTAACGATGAGTTTGAAGTAACGACCCTTTAAAGAAGTCAGAACTTCATCCTCAACCACCTCAACAACTTTTTTCTTTCTAGGCATTATTCGAAATCCTCCTGTTTTCCGTAACCTGAGTAAGTATATTCATCCTTGCGGTATTCCTTACCCTCCCAGAATCCAGATTCAAAAACGTCTAATAGTCTTTCACGAAAGTCGTTCAACTCTTCAGTTTCATAACCCCAAGTTTCCTTGAGTTCCTCAATATGTGCGTCGATTACGTTCTTGTTCATAAAAATATTGCTCTGGTTATTCTGTTTTTTGTTTCGTCAATAAATTGATCGATGTGGTTCTTATCTACATCCCCAACCCATACAGTAAATTTTGGTATCTGTATCAGATTATTCTTAGGAATTCCACTTAGGAAATCGATCTTATTATTACCTTCTGATCTTTTGATGTGATGAGCAAAGCTCATATCGTCAATTAATATATTATGTGTATCTTTAAATTTTGGATGAACTTTTAAGGTTGCTATATCCTCTTTCCCAAAAATTTGGAAGTTAGGATCAAACCCAAGCCCCATCTTAACATTAGCCCATAGAATGTATTCCTTTCCTCCAATGGAAAGCATATTCACATTATCAAATCCCGCAAGATTTCTTGTAAACTCTAATAGTTCTAATGCTCCATTTCTCAGAAATGAAACATACCACCCATCATGGCGAATATAATACTTAACACCTTTCCAGTATTCGCTATATAAATCCATCAATTGATCGGCATGTTTTTCACTATCAGCATAGAATGTGTGTATTAAACTTTCATCCAAATCCCAAAATAGTTTATTTCCAGTCTGCATTAAAATCAAATAATTCGTTAATGTTTAAACATCGATAATCGACACCATTATAGTGCCCATAATCCGTGTTGTGGAAATGTCCACCAATAATTACTTTAGCTCCAGAACGGGCAACAATATCACCAACAACTTGACGTTGATTGATTGCATCTTGTAAAAGATTTACATCACGTTCATTATACCACGACCAATGTTTAGGAATCGTATAAGAAGAGTGATTGAATTCCTCTGGAGCATCATGTGAAAATACAAAGTCAGCACTCTCAACTGACTCCAAATGTGGAGTAACTTCATCAAGCCAATAGTCTATACCAACTTTGCGAGTGTAACGATCAATTGATATACCTCCACCGATGAATAGTGCTTTCTTTCCATTGGGGAATTCAAGTGTATCACCTGTTTGGACAAATATCAAATTAGAGTAGTTGGGAAACTTCCAAACATCAGGATTATCATGATTTCCGATGATATGATACAAAACAATGTTGAGATCAACACAAGTTTCGTTAATCATTTGTCCCCATGTGCGTGCATTATCTAGTGCATAAGAAGGATCACCAAATCCCCATCCACCATCACCAATATGAACCACATCGTTTCCCGATGGGATCTTCTTCTTTAGAAGTTGGTTTGTAATATCCGTGGAGTGTGTATCCCCCATCGCGATAAGGTTGTTATATCTTGTCTTGTATTGCATCTTCGAGAATCTTTCTAATCACTTTTCGCCCTATGTTGTTGGCAGAATGCACATAATACTTAGGGACTGGTTTATTTTGGGCAGCACATTGGGCGACCAAATACTGAGCGCAGTGTGCTCCGGTTTTAATTGAGAAGTTCTCCCAATCCTTCATCATAAACTGATCCTTCAATTCTTCATCAGAAACTTTAGGATTTCTGACATCAAACAGATCATTATCAAATGACACTACATCGGGAATTCCATTCTTTTCAATGTATTCCACAAACTGATTATATGATCTAACGATAGACCATTCGCCATGTTTAATACCTGACATATCCCACAATGACATATTCTCATCCCAACAGAAAGCATTCTGTGGAACTCTGTCATCATCAAGGAATAGATAATGTGGTTTATATCTACTCGATTTAGGTTCGTCATCTACTGGATCAATAAAGCCAACTTCATCACTTACAAAGAGTGGTCCCTTCTTCTTATGCCAAAGTGGACTCTCCCAATACGCCTTGTGATTAGAAACTCTCGATTCATCGCCCTTTCCTCCACCCCATGATTTTCCCATACTATTCGTGATCTACATTTGTTACTCCCATGAAGTGCCATACTGCTATTCCTATACATATAAGAAATACTGGAACTCCTATCGCCAACACTATTATTATAAAGTCCATTATATCTCCATGACTAAATTGATAGTTCCATCAACAGTTTCAGTCTTAGCTATTCCCTCATCAATCAAGAGGTCAAGAATGCTCATCAGATCCTCGTCTTCATTCCACATATCCTTACATGGAACGTCCATGTGTGGGATACACATCAATACGACGATTGCTCCGATTTCTGCTAAGGTGAATCTTCCAGAAGATAATTCGACTGGTATTACTATGTCTTGTTTTTGTATGCTTTCCATATTATTTCTTTTTTGCGTTTTTGTTCCCCAAATTAGCCTGTCTTAGTTTTTCTTTGGTTTCCTCAGACATTTTTCGACCAGTATTAAGTTTTCTCATTTTTTCTCTCATCGCATCGGACATTTTTTTACCAATATTTATTTGTCTGAGTTTTTCTTTAGTTTCCTCTGAACGAGGAATTCCCGTATGATGCATCCTAAGTTTTTCCTTATGTTCTTCGGAAATTACTTTTCCCAAATTACCTACTCTTATTTTTTCTCTAATTTCCTCTGATCGAGGAACTCCACGAATAGCTAAATTAGGTTTCCCCATTAAAGAATCGCTTATCTTTTTTTTATGCTCTTCCGTTAAAGGATTTCTAGTAAGTCCGGTAGAATCGTTTGAATAACTACATATGTTATATCCTTTGTCTTTATTCACACTATCAAATAATTCAATATAATATGATTCTCTTTTGAGAAGATTTTCGTTATCTTTTATTTTATCAAAATTTTCTACAACTTCCAAAATTTCCACATTAAAAGAATCCCATCCGTATTTCATTATCGCACTTTTCAAAATGCTTTTGAGTTTTAGAATACTCCCACATCTCTTGTGATAAGAGAGTCTCATCCTCAAATCAATAGTTTTACCTATATAAACTTTACCATTGACCACGCAGGTCAATTTATATATACCAGCACTTTTAGGATATTTGAATTTTGTATTCATTTATGTATTTACCTTCGGAGTAAACCTTTTCCATATTGCGCTTTGTCCTCTACCGTATTTGATAACCTTCATTTCATTTTCCAGTTCGGAAAGTAAAAGTCTAGCTGTCTGTTCTTTGATTTCAAAATGATCCATAACACGATTTACGGTGATTAGTGGAGGATCATCCATCAATAAAATTTCTTCTTTTCTAGAATCCTTAACAGGAACCTTTTTAGTCTTCTCTTGTTCAGGTTCGCCATCATAGAGTCCGATGAATTCATATCCATCTTTTCCAAATTTAGCACCATGATCTCCAATTGGACCACATCTGTTCTTGTAATTAGAAATGATCCTAACGTCCTTATCCAGCTTACACTTCAAGATTTCCATGTTGACATCTACTGCATAAAGTAGTGTGGGACCACCTCGGATTTCTCCAGAAGAAGTTTCCTGCACGATAAAGAGCAGTGTGCAATGGTTGTCTTTAGCTTTTCTGACGAGATTATTAATGAAATATTCTGTCTTCTGCTTATTAGAAAGGTCCAAATTTGCTGTTAAAGTCTGAAAGGAGTCGATTACCATGAAATCCATATCGGGCAAATGCTCCAATATTTCAGTAACATCGGTAATTGTTGCAACTTGAAGGTCTTCAACTTTCAATCTGGCGCAATTGAACGCTAGTTGTTCTTGAGATTCCTCTCCAGACGTATATCCTACAGTATAACCCGCCTTTGTCAAGAGTTCTGCCAAGGAAAGAGCGAAAACACTCTTACCAACACCGGGACGAGCCTTCAAAGTGATGGTAGAACCCGGAAGCAAACCACCTCCAAAGATTTCATCAAGCGCATCAATGCCAGTTTTGAACCTATTATAAAAAATCTCCGGTATTTTCACATCGGAGATTTTGGTAAATGTTTTTTTGTCGTATCCTAAGTTCACTAAACGATTATCATCCGGTTTTAATTAGGTTGTCGATTTCCAACCTCTGTTCTGGGGTAACTTCTAATTTAGAATTGGCCAAAATAAGTAATAAAGTCTGTATGATCGCCCTCAGTTGAGAATTATCTTTAAGAAGTTTACCTTCGTATGTAGATGGATTATCCTGCATTTTGCATATACCAGTAAGAAATTTCGGTATCAAAATCTTTTTGTGACTTTACACCACCCCCGCTGAGATAAATGTATGATTCGGGACGATCATTATCATATCCCCACACCTCGATCACATCTTCTTCCAACATTTGGAAACTGTAGCTTCCAATAACTCCTTCGTATTTCATTTCATTTGTATTTCGTGTTTATAACCTCGTAAGAATCTTTTTTACGAGCGATTTAAATTTGTAGGTTAGGGCATTATTAGGAAACTTTTTCCAGTTCTCTATAATAATAGCAAAGAGTTCATCAGGATTGGTCAGACCGTATTGAGGAAATCCCAACTTTTGGGAAATTCTTCTTCTCATATTGTCGTTTATTTCTTCTGGTTGAAGCTTTCTCTTCTTAACTTTCGAGAAATAAAGGTCTAACATCTCTTTATAAGCTTGCACCAACATAGAACTTGTCTGTGTTGGGATAGAATCTGTTAGTTGGTGAGCATATTCGTGAATGTAATACACTGGATCAGCAATATACTTCTCATCAATGAAAATATTCTTACTGAATTGGAAACCAGCCGCCTCATTAGGTTGTGGTCCTCTTGTGTATTTGTTCTTGTCGAAATCAGTGATGATGATCTTGGGCTTCCTATTTGGAAGGATATCCTTGATATACATCAACATCTTATCAACAGCATTCTTGATGAGTGCTACATTTTGTGAACCGGGACTGAAATCTCCAGATAAATTCTCAAGATCTGCAAAGACTTGCACCCCATCACGCTCATAGACTTTTTGATAACCTTTAGTAGAGGGGCGTTTTATGCCCTCAATATACTTCTTAGCTTCTTGGTCCAAGTATTGTTCTGCCCTTGGAGGTAAGGTTGCTCTAAGCTTTTCATATTGTTGTTTGATTGGAATCCACTCAGGATTACCCATATCATCAACATCTGAGAACTTGATTATGTCCTTCCAGTCTTGGGCGTAACTTGGGTCATTGTAATGACTGAAACCTGATTGCGCTAACTCAGCTTTCCTAATCGGATTGCTGACACGTTTTTCTGTAAACACTTTAAATGGAATCATTCTAATATTTAGTCAAAATATGGTTATCCATATCCGTGCCATTGTCCTCCGGTTTTAATTAACCCTTTGAAGCAATAGAGACACCCAAGGTTGAGATATTTGCCTTGCCGTTTGATATTAAGACTTGTTCAACACCAAATGAATCATCAGATCCTAGAGATACGATATTGAATCCTTGTTGCCAATTCATAGCAGTTCCATAAGCGGCATCTAGGTTACATAGACATCCACCTTCGAATCCATAATACTGTTTCTCTGGTCTTCCTGCTAATGCTGGAACTCTTTGGCATGAGGAACCGATTCTGTGAGTATGACCATGTAAGATGGAAGCGTGCCACTTATCAATTTCTCCACGGGGAGAGGCACCACCATTCTTACGAACAGTTTCGCCATGAGTTACAATAAGACCATTGAGATCTACATAGTCAACGTGACTTACCTTATCTTGGTAATCACCCAAGAAGACATTTTGATAGGAAAGAGTATCGAGGATTTCTGGTAAGGAACCAAGCTCACCAATTCTCTCAGAGAGATAACGTCTCCATCTACCACCAACAGATTGTCCTGAGTGATTGGAAACTGTTTCAAAGATTTCAGCACCACCAGATACTCCAATGAGTTCATCTAAGAATGCATGATAAGCTTCTCTTTCCTTCTGCAAGGACCAGTTGTGCTTAAGATCTTTAGGATACTTGGAAATAGCCAAGAAGTCCATGGTATCACCATTCAAAACAATGGTCTTTGGTTTCAATTGGAAAATTGTTTCCAAGAAGATGTCAATAGCCCTTTGATCTTCGCATCCAAAGTGGAAGTCTGAACCAACAACAGCATATTCTGTTAATGTGGACTTTGCTAATGGAGCTTCATAACGAGGGGAAACCTTAATAGGTGCGAGTTGTGATAAGAAGTCTAAAATCTCATCTTCATTCTTTTTAAACCTAACGGGCTTATCTCGTTGGAGAGTATCCACCACATAACCTATCGGGGAGGCTACCTCATCTTGAAATCCTAAAGCTTTTACCCATCCTTGGGCTGTGGACTTAGCGATACCAAATTCTGCGGTAATGTCGCTGTATGTGCTTCCACTCAGCCTTGCTTCTATAACTTGCTCTTTAATTGTCATATTCTGTGTTTATTGAATCTTTCAAGTCGTTGAAGAATTTCAATACTTCAGACTGACTTGGTTTTCGATGAATGTCATCTAAAGCTTCTTTAGCCTCGTCAAGAGTATCATGGAGACTTTCAATTGTCAAGGCTTTGGTCGAAAGATTTTTCGCCAACACAGCATATTGTCCGTCACTCTGCCTCTTGACAGCGTATTTGATGTGTTTACTCATAGTATAGTAAGGTAAATCTGTCAGATTTATAAATTTATCAAATCGACAAAGTTATTAAATCGCTCTGTATATATTTAACGATTTCCGGCGAACTTTCCGGCGTAAAAATCTACGAAGCTCATTCCTATGTTTAGCATTGATAATGAGGATGTCAAGGGTAAATATTTGAATGAGTAACTGTGATGATGACTTGGACCGTGATGTTGACAGCATTATATTTCAAATAAAAAATCAAGGCAAGTCTTTGAAGACTGTCGAGAAAGAAAAACCAGAATTGAAGAAAGAGGACATCGAAGCCTTTGTTCTGGAGAATGCTTCGTCCATCGTCCTAGACTCTATTGAGATGGTTCAAAGTTTGAAACAAGATGTTATGGCTGGAGGTGATTCAAAGATGGTAGAGGCTATCTCTGAGCTTGTTAAAGCAACTACTGCCGCCCTTGACTCATTAAGTAAATTGAAAATGGCTGATGACAAGCTTAAAGGTCAAAAGGAACTTAAGCAAATGGATATCGATGCTAAAGCCATCGGAGCAGAGACTACTGAAGGTGGAGGAATATTCCTAAGCCAACAAGAAGTCATGAATCATCTTTTCGGGAAGAAAGATAAAGCACCTATCTTAGAAGATAAGGCTATAGACGTTTAATTACCTAACTGACCTTCATTGGTATTCAGTAAGAATTCCTCATCCTTTTCAGGTGAAGACATCTTGAGTTTTGAACCACGTTTCTCTTCAGAATCGAATTCATCACCCATAAGGTCTAATGTTATTACTCGGGACTCATCACCAACAGTGAATTCTTTCTCGATCTTAGTTATCTCTGATGTTGAGGTGTTCTTATCAGAATCAAATGCAGTGTATTGTTTCTTATCCTTATAGATTCTGAAGTTGTCATCGCCAAGATAACTCTTCACAGAATCAAAGATATTTTGGGACACATCCTTAACAGACACAAGGAAGAAGCTGTCCTTAACCATATAGTTACCATTGGGACGTAATACCCAACTACCTAACTGTTCTTCCTGATATCTCTGTTGATTATGTTTATCAACCAATGGTAATGTGTTATCGACAATAGAAGAACTACCAAAACTTTCTCTAAATAAATCCTCACTAACTTTAGTAGCACTTTGTATCGTTGTTTGTATAAATCCCGGAAGTCTATTATAAACATCAACTGAACACCCCAAAGGGTAGTCATCATGAGTAGATATAGTATTGTTTAATGAAGACTTAGTTATATTACCCAACATCCCAATACAATCAGGAGTATTTACAAAATACTTCTTATCCTTAGCAAACTCTCTAACATAAGACCCTAATGGACCATTTAATAATACCCTAATATAATAGTTTATAGAATATGTATCAAGTTCATCACCTTCCTCATCTATTTTATCTACAAAACTTTTAAGTTGATCTAATCCTAGTTCATAAATCTTCTTAAACTCTACCATAAATTCAATATCCTTATCAGAGAAATCTCCAAGGTTTTGAATTGTATCTATATCATCTTTAGTAAAGCATATAGAGCGTAGTGTTTCTATTTTATTATCCATTATTATAATATCATTAAAGCATAGGGATTTTGATTGTCAAGCGGGAATTTTTACTCCACATCTTCCTTGACATTTGATCTTGGTCCGATATAAGTTTTGCAAGCGAAGATCTGATTGGAATACAAGTCTGCGAAAAAGTTATGTCTAACTTCTGTAACATACCATCTACCCAATATCTTCTCATCACTTTTTAGTTCAGTATTTCCTCTAGTGGAGAAAATATCAATGAATCTATTACTCCTACGTTTGACATCTCCAATATTGGAGAATGATAACTGAAGGTTTAAGAATGTTAAATTATTATGCATTTCTGCTTCTACTAATTTAACACCATCTTCTACAGCATACGGAAATTTGTAATATTTGAATCTTGTGTTGGTTGTGTTGTTGACAACACCAAAAGGTTTCGGCTTTCCATCAATACTCTTGAATACATCGACAAATTTCTTTGTCCACTTTTCCTTAACGTCATCAAACTTGAGTTTTTGGATTTTACTTTGCCCCATTATTCTATCATAACCAATGATCAAGGAATTTAAGAAGTAATCCTTTGTCCAATCATATAGAGGTGTTGAGTAACTCATGCTTCTAAGTTGTCCAATGTATTCCTTAACTTCTGGCCCAGAAGGAGGATTGTTGACATTAGATGTGTCGATCTTGTCAGACAAATCTCCCAATGGGAATGCTTCCAAGGTGTTATCGTTGTTCTTAGAGAAAATCTTGGATATAAATTGTAACGTGAACTTCCCGTCTTCTCTGAAAAGGAAACCTTTAACATAGATCTCTTCATCTTTGCCATAATATAATCTCATCAGATATCTAAGCAAGTCTATGTATCTAAAGGTTGTTGGTGGGATATAGTTGATGATGAAATCACCTTCCTCCCACTTATCTTTATCTACAAGGTCTTCTCCAAGTAGTTCAATGAATATTTCTTGAATGATGGTTCCAACCTTACCAGAATAGGACTTACCGTAAGGAACATTGTCCATGAATGGTATTGCCTCGGAATCTATTAACGTAAACGTCTTTATATTCTCCGATCTAACCATTGGGTTTACATTATCAGCATCATCAATAATAATGAAATCGTTTTCGACTTTTTCTTCACCATCTTTGGTCTTAAACATGATGTGTATCTTATCACGACCATCACCACGCATGAAATACTTATCTTCGATGAAATCGTATGGATTCGCTATAGATATAGTTCCAGATGTGAATGGGTCAAATACATTATCAACCAATGTCATTCCACGAACAGCAGATTTTGTAAACGACACTTCCTGACCATCAGGATTTGATAGCTTACATTCGAATTCGTATTCAACGTCATTGATTTTAAAAATTTCTGCCATTAGTAATGTCGTCCTCCAAAGACGGTAGAGTTGGTTATGTCAGTATATATTGCAGTCCTTAATGGGTCTGTGATATACTTAACCTGAACACCACCCTCAACGAAGAATGGTGCTCCTTCAAATTTGTCTTTATTCAACAGATATATGATCCACCAGCTATCCATATCCCCATAGATTCTATAGGATAGGATTGACATAGGTGTTCGACTCAATGGAGTATAGAACTCAATGAATGTTGAATCAATATCTGGAAACTCGATCTTCTTCAAGATGTTATATGTGAAGAACTCCTTATCATCAGTGGATTGCTTGAAGACTTTGAAAATTCTCTCATAATCTCTAATATCCAATGCGGATAGAGTTGGTATTTCGTTTCTGTAGGAACCCGTATCGATCATATTGTCAATTTCTTTCTAAGTAAAGTTTGTCTTCTTTTTTCCTTTGTTTCTTCAGAAACAATTCTTCCTTTACTACTTAATCTAATTTTTTCCTTTGTTTCTTCTGAACGCGGTTTACCAATCCTTGATATACTAATTTTTTGCTTAGACTCTTCGGATTGAACTCGACCTAGATTGATAGTATTTCCTAACATTTGAATACGCAACTTCTCTTTATTTTCATCAGACATTTTCTTACCTATATTGGATATTCTGATTTTTTCTTTTCTTTCATCTGGAACCGGAATTCCTGTCTGATCATCAGAATATTTACATATATTATACCCTTTGAGCTTATTTGTAGAGTCAAATAATTCGATATAATAAGCTTCTCGAAATAGAAGCTTTAGATTATCTTTCGTTTTGTCAAAATTATCAAAAGTTTCTAATATCTCAACTTTAAATGATTTCCAACCATATTTCTTTATAGCATTTTGGAAATAACCATTCCCAATAATTTTATTTTCAGAATGTTTATGCAATCTGAGTCTATTTTTAATATCCACCGATTTTCCAATATATATTTTACCGTTATCTATACAGGTCAATTTATATACTCCCACTATTTTTGATGATTTTCTCATGTTATTATTTAGTCTTGGAATCATTTATTCTCCTGTGTCTATCATTAAACTTCCTTTCCAAATCCAGCGTGTTCAAGTGTAAGTGATTGGAATGACATATCGATCTGATATGCTTCAGGAACAATTACACCATTAATCTCTCTTCTAGTTCCAATCAAGTTGATGGAAAAATCACTACAGTATGCCCAGCGAATGAATCTATGACCCGGAACCTTAACTTGATAAATCCTTGGAGGATCAACAGCGATACTATCCTTTCTCAAAGGTCTATTGATATAGGTTAGCCTTTGAATTAGATTGTGGTTCTTATCAACACTATCTGCATTGATAGTGTTGGCCAATACGAATGAAACCTGTAATGGTCCATCTGATTTCTCAAACTGATAAAACATTGGAGTTTCGACATAAGAACCCGGATCACCTTTAATGAATCCTGTAATATCTGCCGCTAATCCTGCAACATTCTTGACAATATCATTCAATGCTGTTCCTACTCCACCACCGCTACCAATACCATTTTGGAATGTGTCACCGAATGTATTGCTGAACGATCTCACATTATCACCGAAAAATGGGAAGTTGAAATCGTCTTCTGCTGTGGTCGAGTCACCATACATATTATCATAGAACTTCTTAGCATCGCCTCCCGCTTGGGATGCAATGTTGAGATAGTTCTTCACAGATTGCATGATCTGATTCGAGTTGATCTTGTAAGACTTCACCCAGACTCTAGGTGCTTTCTTACGCATACCAGAACCTCTAGGAGAACTAGTCCAATCATAATCCTTCACCACATCATATTTTGCCATAAGTTTATTTAACCTAGAGCGTAAGGACTAGAAACATACCCACCTCTATTGTTTGGTATATCCATCCTTGGTGCCTGTTGAGATGTTGGAGAATTCACAATCTTCTTCTGTTCGTTGAAGTTTACACGTTCAGCCACATTTTGCTTATGTAACATCTTGGATGTATTATTAGCTATGATCATAAGGAACTTATTAGCTTGAACATTCAGATCATATAGAGATTGAGATATCTTATTAGTGTCTTTGACCAATACATCCTGAGTTTTGGCAAATGAATCAACCTTAGTAGTTAATACGTCTTTTCTCGTTGATTGATAATCAGTTAAGGTCTTCTTAGCTGAGTTGACAATTGAGTTAGTAGTATCTTTGGCTGATGAAGTCAGAGAATCCCATAGGTTTCCAACGACAGATTTAGTCTTGTCGTATGCACCTTTTGCTTTATCTGCAACATAGTTTGTAAGCTCTTTGGTTGATTCCGCAGTGCTTTTAGCAAACTCCACGGCAGCTTTACCACCCGGAATCAAACCAGCAATACCATCTTTAACCTTTTGCTTAATCCATTCCCAAAGTTCCATTATCTTCTTACCGACAACTTGAGACATTTCAGAGATGAATGACTTATTTGGTTTCGGAGCGGATTGGCTACCACCGTCAGATTGGAATAGACCCATGAAACCTGAAACACCGTCCATGATAACTTGTCCATCAACACCAGTAACAAGATTAGATAATGCTAATCCAAAGTTTCCAAATCCTCCAGCAATATCACCAGACTTAAAGGAATCCCAAGCCATCATCAATCTATTAATAGAACTCAGAATAGGAATGTTCATTCTTCTTTCCCATATCCATTTTCCGACACTGCTCGCCATATCTTTCAGTATGGTTAGCTTATCTCTCTTAGGTTTACCCGGTCCTTGGTCTGCTTTAGAGTCAAGAACAGCATTTAATACATCAAGACCAATAGACATAGCAGTTCCAAGACCCGGAAGAACTAAGTCAACCAATCCAGCTAAACCACTAAGGACATCAATGGTTCCACCAACGATATCACCTTTTTTGAATCTCGAATACGCAAATGCTATGGATAGGATGGTTCCTATAACTGGAATTCTCTTGAATACCTTAGCAAAGGATTTCAAGAACTTAGTCATCATCTTGAATAATCCGCTTCCGCCAATCTTACCCAGAACTTTACCACCAATCTTGGAGACACCTCCAAGTAAGAACTTACCAAGTTTAGCAAATGACTGTCCTAAGAACTTACCAATCTTTCCAAGGAACTTCATTGGAGTTGACAGCAATCTCTTTGCCATTGCTAAGAATGGCTTGACTGCATTAGCTAAAAGCTTAACGGCACCCTTTATACCGAATCGGGACAAGATTTTAAGAAGACCTTTGAATGGTCCATCGGTCATAAGACCAGTAACGAAAGCTGCAAGTCCACTTACAAGCAATAAGAGTCCACCCAAGATGGAACCAAATCCAAACTTAGATTTTTCACCATCCTTTTTAGGCATAGGTGGTGGAGATACTTGTCTCTTAGCTATTTGACTAACCTTAGTCTTTTCTTTAGCATCTGGTTCAACTTTCTTCTTATAATCGAAGAATAGTTTGTTGAACAGGTTAAAAGACTCAGTTAGTCTCTTTTTCTCGAAACTATTAAGATTTCCACTTGGTTTCTTACCATTTTCCAATGGAGAATTAGGAGATGTGACGATATTCTTGGCAACGGCAGCATCCTTCTTTGGAACACCCTTCTCTTCAACGAGTTGTTCCAATAGACCTAATAACTTTAGAATGACTTCATCCACATATATTATTTAATCAAGAATCAAAAAAGCTAACGTCGATATCAATTGTTTTTTCAACATTATCCACCATTAGGGTCAATACCTCTACTTCTTTAGCTTTGATGTCCTGAATAAACAGAATAATGTCCTTGTTCAGAGAAAGAGGAAGCTTATCAACGATCTTATAGCGATCTTTGATTGGAATGTCTTGGAAATTGAGAACCAAGTCGTCAAACTTGACACTCTTGATATATTTGACGATTTCGTAGGTGTAGATGTTCCCAATGCTCTTACCAAGCTCATCATCACCGTCTTTCTTGACGATATCTATAGTGGTTTGGATTACTTTGTTCTCCTGAGCCAGTGTAGGTGCATCTAGTTCGACTTTGATCTGATCTCCTATGGTTTTTGTGCTTATCAGTTTAAGCTTTTTGGCCTTTTCTAATACTTTTTCCAGATCTAGCTCTTCTTGGTCAAATTTATAAATTTTTCCGATGGAATCGATTCGAAGTTTTAAAATAATAGGGAGTTTATCACTAACTTTGATGTCATTGTTCCCTGTATTCGCAATGATGATGTCATTGATGATCTTGGTGAACTTAATAGAACCAACGGAACCATCAGCAATCGTGCTAATCAGATCTTTTTGCTGTTTGAAGGTTAATACAGAACATTCAACCTCTTTACCAGTTGATAAAATTTGAACTTTGCTTTTAACTTCTTTTAATTCCTCAATTTTATCTAAAAAGGATTTTACATTTTCTTCCATATTCCTATTTACAGAGACGGGTGGATTTATCAAATATGAATTGCTTCACTCTTATCACCATCCTCAGACATTTTTTCGACGTAATATTCAATCTCCAATGGAGTGCTCTGAAGCAGAAGTTCTCCACCTATTCTCTTACTAAGGTAGAAGATCACATCTTTGAAGTAATAGTCGTCAAAGTTCATGAATAGTCCTTTGAGGAAATTCAATGGATCTGAAGAAAGGAAGTTGATTCTAAAATGCTCCAACATCGGGTTATCAACTGAGAATGTCTTATCATTCAATTTCTCAATATTGTGGAGGATTATGTTATACACATTCGCTGGAAGCTTATCTATAACTCTTTGTCTATCATAGAAAGACAAATTTGTCAGATCTATAGATATACCAGATATGTTGATATATTTCAGAATATTGTATATTGGAATGGTGTCACTCAGTTCAAACTGGTTCGGAATTCCTATGACAATCTCCAAATCATCCTCCTTAATGAGCACATCATCTGATAATGGTCTGAATTGAGAGTTGATATATGATAGCTGTATCTTGGTAGGAGTATCCCCCACATTGAAGTTGAGAGTATAGGATACATCATGCTCCCATGACTTGAGTAGATTCTTAAACTTCTCATGTATATCTGAACCTTTGAAAGAGTTGATATAATCCACAAAAACTTCGTAATGTCCTTTCTGTAAAGCATCTGTGACTGCTTTAAGTTCGGAAAAGGTTATCTTATATCTGTTCATAATTCTCGCATCCAAAGGTTACGGATTTGATCTTGAAGTCTGTGCTCTCGTAGTTCAAGGTATATCCTTCTACTGCGGTTGGGAATATCTTATTGAATTTGAATCCCTTCATGAATCCACCACTATTAGTGTATTGCTTAACTGACATGCTACCCTTTAAGGATACACCCTCTTCAATCAATCCCTTGATTCCTATTGCAATCATCCAAGGTCTAAAGAAGTTATGTTCGATATCCATCTCTGTCTCCAAGAAGTTTACAGAAAATGAACGATCCAAGAAGTTTGATCTATTATTCAGACCATACCCCGGAAGGAATCCACCCATAGTAGAACCAGACTCTAATGCTGAGAAGTTGGATGACTCATTTGGTAATGCTACTTCTTGAGCAACCAAGATATTGCCAGTTTTAGTCATAGATCCCGGTGAAGTTCTAGCTTGCCACTTTTCTCCACCCTCACTCAATACACTATTAATAGATCCTTCACTTACTCCGTCTATAGTAACTGTCCATAGAACAGGTAGATGGAGAAAGAACTTCTGGTCGTTCGCAAATGCAGAAAAGAACTCGTTGATATCGGTCACAGAAGTATTTAACTATAAAAACGAAAAACCCAACCTCATTACAAGGTTGGGTTCTCCAATAGGGGTTTTATTACTTGGCAAAGTTCTCATACCAGTGATATGAGAATGTGCAAGGTATAGTTAGAACTTCACCAGTTCCGTCAGCGATCTGATATTGGACTTCTCCAATGTCTCGGATGGAAACACCAACAAACTTAACTTGTTCGATGACTTCCATACCTTGTCCACCTGAATTACCTTGTCCACATGGAACAGAGAGTAAATCTAGGATAATATAGGCTTCTGGTCCCGGCATACACATTTGGCCAGTTGTAGTCTCATTGTCGAATGCTGTTCTTGAAGCAACTTCCAGTTTCTTACGAAGATCAAGATCTGCTGTATGATAAAATTCCACGCTATAGCCTTCACTATTAGGGTAAGTAGATTTACCATTTAAATTAAATTGTTGGCCAGAGTAATTTACTGTCTTATTCTCAATATTTCTTCCGGGTAGTGCTGCCGTTCTGGCAAATACTAGATCAGTCTCCCCATCTAATTGAAGTCCGGGTAAGGAAATTTGCTTAACACGCATAAAGAAGTCCCTTGCGAACTGTCTTTGTGAAGCCATGTTAAAGAATGTGTTGATATTGGCGGGCATATTATTATTTATCTATTGGAATAAATTTTATAGTGAAACCTTTAGCTGTTTCGACTTTTTTCTGATAAAGTTTGGACAATGCCATGTTAGACATTAATTTATCTGGTGATGTGTGGACTTCCTTTTGGGAATTAAACGGACCATACTCCACACCATCTTTAATCAAATAAAAAGGAGGATATTTATTTTTACGATACTCGGCAGTTGCAGCCCAAGCTTTTTCGCGTATAGCCTCCATCAAGTGAGGCTTCTCTTTGTGTAATTTCTTAGCTGAGTCTGATTGTAGCTTTTTAGTTTCCTCTGATCTCTTCTTGCCTTTATTAAATTCATGAGCTTGCCAAGGATTAGTATTAATTTTTCCACCCATAGATTGTTTAGCTAAATTTACACAATTATCAAGTCCAAAATGTTCATCTAAATATGTCTGTTCCACATTCAATAAATCTTTATCTTCAGATACTTCCTCTATAATAGAAAATATTAAATATTCCTCCCCATATTTGTTATATATAGATTGAATTATTCTATTCTTATGTATTTGTCTTTTCAATTCTCTGAGATGTCTCCATCTACGGTCCCTTAAATTCTTGGTTGATCCGATGTAATATCTATCACCCATTTGTATTTTATATATCACTCTCATAAGGTTATTTAATTGAGTTGTATGCAATTTTCAAGAAAAAAATGGGAGATTTTTAAAAATCTCCCATTTTATGATTATTTCAAATTATCCAATTAATTCTTCGAAATTAGCATCAGTGCGGGTTGCAATGAAGGTAACGATGATGAATTCAGCGGTTCTCACTGGTTTGATATAGATATCTGCTCTTAGTTCGTTACTGTCGATAACTTGTGGAGTGTTATTACGTTCATCACAGACGATGAGGTAGTCATACACACCTTCGTTTTGCTTCGCATATTCGAAGATCGGAGTTAGAGTGTTTACGAAACGTGTTCTTGTGAACTCAGTGTTTGGTTCGAATACGAAGAAGATAGAAGCCTTCTTAGTAGGACGTTCCAGAGCAAAGAAGCAACGACGAACATTGATTCTGTCAAATGCACTTGGTTTTCTACTTAGGGTCTTTTGACCGAAGATAGCCATACCTTGTGATGGGCTGAATAAGACAGGGTTGATACTTGACTTGTAAAGTTCATCACGTTGTTTTTGGTTTGGAGTGATTGCAATGTTCACAACATTACCACTTACCAATCCTCTAGTATAACCAGCAGGTGCGCTCCATGGGAACTCAGCAGCGTCGTTTCTTGCATAACATGCAGCAGCAACACTTGAGAATGGAACCCAAATCTTATCACCTAGGAATTCGTCATAGATTTGCGCCCAATTTCCATAGGTTGCTCCGTATGAGGTATTCTCAAGTTCGAATTGATGTCTGATAGCCCAATAGATGTCAGTTTGGAAGTTCTTAGTTCTGTCAGCAAGAACCTTAGTATTGCTTCCAACGATCATGATGTGTCTGATTGGATCAGCGATTACCATACAGTCACCACGACCACCAGTGTTACTTGGAAGATTACAGAAGTTTTCAAACACATTGAAGATTGTGCTATAATCCGCTCTGATGTTTTCACCAGTTGCTCCAAGAGTATTGGAAGTTCTAAGAGTTGCCATAGCACCACTCAATGTAGCGTTATAGATAGTATCATCGTAATATGCAGATGAAAGGATTTCAGTAACTACGTGAATAGTTCCAAGTCCAGCTTCAACCACAACATCGATGTCGTAGATTTCGTCATTCTTGACAGCTTCGATTGCTCTTGTAAGTTTACCCGGAATTGATCCAAGGTCTTTAGAAGAGATAGTAGCACCACCGTATGTTCCAACAGGGTAGATATTGTCAGCATAACCAAGATTGGTTACAAGTGCTGCAAGTGAGTTTGTGTGGATACCTGAAGATGTCAGATCATTTCCATTAACTAGAGCGTTAGTAAGAACACGAACCTTTTTCTTTGGAAGACCATCAACACCGATTGAAGTAACTCCATACTTGTTGGAGATATATGGGTTGACCAGAACTTCGATATTTCTATCGTTAGAGTCTTGGTTTTCAAGGAAGAAGGAAATTTGTGGTCCGCCAGCTTGGTTAGGGATTTGTCTGTAGTAGTCGATTGAACCAACAACAGCACCTTCAAGGACATAATCCAGTTTGAAAGACTCAGTAGCATATAGACTCTTGCGAAGTTTGAATACACCAATGTTTAGAAGATCATCATCATCTCTACCGTCAATGTTGTAGTCGGTAAGGTTCTCCATGATTTGAGAGATACTACCAGACGCACCAGTTGGGGTTGAGCTTAGTTTGAATTGGAAGGTTCCAAGTGGGATGTCAGTATAACTCACTGCACCGTTACCGATGTAGGTTGAGGAAACACTGACTGTCTTAGCACCGATGACAGCATCATAGTTGGATGCTGGGTTTAGATTGAAGTTGTCGGCAATACCAACATAGTAACCTTCAAACTGACTATTGATAGTAGTTTGAGACTTGTTGGTGATGATGATCGCAGCTTTACCTAAGTTGGCAATTGAGCTTAGGTCGTTTGTATTACATCCAGACTGACTCCATGTGAATAGAGAACCATCTTGAAGCGCAAGATATTGTTCTTCAGTAAGTTCTAAGTGAACCGGAGCACCAACAACCACAACACTTGCAGATAAGGAGTTGATATCGCTGAAGTCAACACCGATACTTGAAAGGTTAGCATTGTATGTATTAGCTGGATACGCTAGAGCGGAATAGGTAGAACCAAATCCAGCACCGCTTCCAGCACCATAAGGAAGACGGGAAGTATAGATATTTGCTGGAGAATTCAGAAGCTCTCTGATACCATGATAGAAATATCGCTCCGCACTATTAGTAGGAGTTCCATAAATCTGATCTAGTTCGCTTCGTGAAGTAATCTTTAGGACTTCATCGGTTGGGCCTTGTTGGGCATAACCAGCGATGAAGACATTAGTTCCAACATTTTGTTGAGCCACCACGGAAATATCCTTTTCGAATATTTCTACACCGGGGGATAAAATTGTTCTTGTTGCCATAGAACTATTTATCTTTTCTTGAACTAATTTCCTGAATGATTAAATACAGTATTTCGTTTTACTGTTCTTCTAAGAGATTTAAGTGCATCTGTGAATATAAGAAAGTGAACCCACTTTCGATCTCTTCGCCCTGATCACTCTTTTGATTGAAGGTAATACCATCAAGAGTGGTTGGGAATGCTTTGGTATATGTGAAGCTGATTCTTTTCTTACCATATTCATCCAAACCGTAAACAGTGAGGTCAGTTTGGTAGTCGTTGAAGTTGGCATCCTCTGGGATTAGACCTTGTTGGTTATATATACCAGTTTTCTCATCATGTAGCAAATTCAACCATCTATAAATGGTATGGTAGTTATTATACATGGAATCTACAGTAAATTTTATGTTTACTGGTGGGTATGAGTCTTTACTGAACGAACTTATATATAGAGTCGAACCAGCAAAACGTGTTTCGATACCTTTAACAGTGATTTCAGGCACAATTGTTCCAAATACGGAGAATTGGACACTATCAGGGATAACAGTCTTATCGCCTCTATTGTATTTCTTAGCAATTGGCTTCATTATAGGTGGCAAGTCGAAGACAAGTATAAACTTGTCTGCGCGTGCTTTGTTTAGGACCGATTGATGAACACTCATGAAAATATTTAACTAAATAATCTTTCGTAGGACTCCCATTGAGAATCATTGAATGTTCTTGATGGATCATTGTATGGCATACCTCCACCACCGACAAATGACCAACCATCTGCCTTCAATTGTTCCATTTCACCAACACCTTCAGTAAATGGTGATCCAAATGCCATAGGAGACAGTCTTGATTGCTCGATTCTGTCAACTTGTTCATTAGAATAGATGGAAGTTGGGTTTTCAAAGTAACCAATACCAAAATCCAATGGTGTTATAACTAGAGGCTTTCCACATTGGTCATATTCTTCAACAGTGAACCATCTTTCACATAAATCTTTGTCTAAGATCATCAATGCCCAGATCAATGCCATAGTTCTATCGTCATGCTTACCAGAAATAGCTTGCCAAGTGTCATTGACCTTAACGAAGTCTTTGAAAAGCTCTTCAAGAGAGTGTTCATTTCTCAATACAACTGCTGATTGGTCAGAATAGTAGTATCTTGCATTAGAACATGCATAGTATTTGGTGTTGCGGGATGATACCATACCAAATAACTCCAAATTCTTACGCCCAGCCAGTTTGGAACCCCAATTAACCATTCTAGGATATCCAAAGTCGAATCCTAAGCGGTCAGCTACTTGTCCACCTTGGTTGTTTCGTTCAATACATACTAAAGGACTGCCCCAATGCTGTAATATTTCATATACCTTGTTGGAGAACTCCATAACTGGTATTGTGTTGTCATAATACTCAGCAACTTCAGTAATTTCTCTCAAATCGGTGATATCAAGCACTTTAATAACAGAATAGTCACCACCAACACCTTCGGCAACGTCAACACCAGCAACATATAGTCTGCTTGCATCAGGATGTTCCCAAATCTGATACTTTCCGTCCATTAGGACTTCAACTGGCTTTCTGATTTGTTTCTTTAGGTTATTATAGAGATTTTCACTCAGAGATGATGTTCCACTGTTAATGAACTCACATTCATACTCCTGTCTCCATTTTTCTTCGGAAGCAAGACCACCTTTGATCTTTTCTGCCCATTTCTCTGTTCTACCCGGAACTTCGTTCCAAATGATCTTATCATTAGACCAACCTTGACCATCTTTACCTTCAACAGACCCAGAATAGAGTTGGTGAAAGAGATTACCTGTTCCATTTGGAGTTGAACACATGAATACCTTACCATTTGGAATAGATGATACAATTGGGAATACAGATGCCCAGAATGGGTCCATTAAGTGTTCTTCGATGAATGCAGCTTCATCAATAACTAGAATATTACAAGATTGACCACGGGCAGCGGTTCCAGTTGTTGTAGAAATAGATATTCTTGATCCATTCTCTAATCCCATGGAAGTTTTACCATAGCCACCGAGACTTTCGTCAATAGGAGACTTAATCCAGTTCGGCATCATCTCGTATGCCATTCTAATACGTGTGAAAATTTCAATAGCAGTCGCTTCTTTGTTGGCAACTAGAAGAATCTTGTTGTCATTATAGAAAAGAGCAGTCCATAGTAGATAAATGGTCATCAGAGTTGACTTACCAACCTGTCTGCTTGCTAATAGAATGAAATATGGGTCTTTCCTCATCTTTTTGAGGATTCTTCTCTGTGCAGCGTAGAGTTTAATCTTCTCTTTTCCCTTACCCGGTATAAGAATGTAGAAATAGTTCTCCGCAAAGTGTAAAATGTCTGATTTACACTTCTCGATTTCAGAAACCATCTCCGCAGTATATTCAAACTCCGCACCTCTCGATGGGACGTTTGGATTACCCATGTAGAATTTATCTTTTTTGACCTTTGGCATATATTATAAACATATTTATAGTAAATAGTATATATGAGCAGAAAAGAACTTACTTCCATCGGTGAAGTCTATGGAAAAATGTTGAATAATTTCAAATATAACCATATCAAAGAGAGCAATTCCAATGCATTTGGTGATCAACCTAAGCTAGTTGGTAAAGGTCCAGACACAGATGGATATAATAAGGCACTTAATGACGAGAAACCGGAAGAGTGTGAAGAGGACGAAGAAGATGTCGAGTCCACAAAGAGGCAAGACACTACTCAGAAACTCAAAGCTAAGTTGAATGATCCGAAACTTTCTCCAGAAGCCAAGAAAAAACTTCAAAAACAGATTGATTTGAGAACAGCCGAAGAATCAGAGGAAGAAATTGTCTCTGAATCAAAAAAAATCACCAAAAGAACACTAAATAACTTCATGAGCAAATCAGTGTTCGATAAACTATACAATAAAGTCCTTAAAGAAAATTTCGGTCAAGAGGATGATACCGATGCACTAGGTCTTTCCGATGCTACCCCAGATTCCGAATTTGGTGATGAAGGCTTTGGAGACGAAGGTGAAGACGATCTAGGTGGAGAAGGTGACGAAGTTACTTTCAGTCTTCCTAGAGATGTGGCACAACAATTAATTGATGTTCTTCAAGGTGTCCTAGGTGGCGGCGAAGAAGACTTTGGTGATGAAGGTGGAACAGATGATCTAAACTTCGATGACGAAGGCGCAGATGATTTTGGTGTTGAAGAAGATGAAATGTCTTTTGAAGAAGACGAAGAAGAAGGAACGAAAGTTGCTCCTGACAAAAAGAAAGTCTTCCAAGCTAAATCCAACAAGGTTTCTGGACCTCCAGCACCTAAGAGTGGTAAAGCCAAGTCTGACATCACAGATGAAACTGGAACTAAAGATGGAGCACCTCCAATTACTGCCCTACAAGGTAAGAGTAATCAGGTTCCCGGTTCAACCCTCAAAAAAGCTACCGACTACTTTAAGTAATCGCTAATTAAAAACTTAACCCAAAACAAGCTCGCTCTAAACAGCGGGCTTTTTTGTTAAATAGATATAGTGAAATCCTTCCGCCAGTTCTTTCTTGAATATCGTCATAATCTTGCCGATGGAACTCCTTCTCAGTCTATCCAAGCCACAAACGGTAAAGATCCTAATAGAGTATTGAGTAGAAAACATTCTAATACTCAAGCTAAGGAATATCAAGCACTAAATCCAAAGACTCAAGTTCTTGGTGCTATATTTGCAGGACAGGAATTGGCTAATTTGATGAATGACTATAATTTCACCAAATATGATGAGGGAACCATACATAAGATCAAAAACAGTCCATTTGCTCTTCAGATGTATTCCGATAATAGAGGTCAACCGACTGGACGCATCATAAAGGTTAAATAACTTTATGGGATGCCCTGTAACACCACTTTCTTGTCTTGAACCATCGAATATTTTCGCTGGTGTATATAATCCTCATTGTGGAGGATTTGCAGACCCATCCAACTTCCAAGCTGAACGTGCTATCTTGGGAAGTATGTATCAGGAGTTGATTAACAACTATGGAGTTGAAATGAACTACTATGTTAATGGATTCAACCTCTCAGCAATGAATCTATTGTATGGAGAACATCCAACACAAGAATACACTGGTCCATTCGTGATCAAAGCATATCTCGAACTAGAAGAATCCATATCATTATCACAATTCGGGATGAATGCCGATGATACTTTGACAGCTTACATTGCAATCAAAGATTTCACAAACCTATTCGCTTTATCTGCTTATATATTCTCTGCTAATGGTCAGAGAATAGAGCCGAAGTCTGATGATTTACTTGAAATCACTGCTTTAGGTTGTGATAGACCCGGAACTCGCGGACCTAAGATTTTCCGTGTCACTGAAGTATTAGATCAAGATGTTGCGGGAGGTATCAATCCATTTATGGGACACTATATCTGGAAAATCTCAGCGAAACGCTACGAAACCTCTTACGAGACAAATGCTCCTATGGAACTTGGAAATGATCAAGTATATGATAACACATTTAGTGGTAAACTATCCTCTATTCTGTTCCCATCTCTCTCAACTGAAGAGAAAGTATATCCGGGTAATGCTGATGAATTAAGTCAAGAGACTGTATATGATATGAGTGTCAATGACACCAATATCTACGGAACCTACTATTAAAATTGTAAAGATCCAAAGTCTGTAGTAGTTACTGTATATCCAGTGGAAATTCCTGATGATAAATCCACTAGTCTAATTAATTCATTTATAAATCTCACATGAGAGTCCTTATAGATTATAGACACCCCATAATTTCCATTAGTCACTATACCAAACAGATATAAATTATCATTTATTAAAGTAAATGCTGGTGTTCCAGAGTCTCCAACAAATACCTCATAATAATACGAATAAATATCTGGTGAAGGATGTTTTTTATCATAAAATGACCCATCACCAGATATTACATCCTTTACTTGATAAGCCCAATTATTGCCCATATATAATCTTTGGGGGTCAGTAGACCCAGCGTTTGTTCCTTGTGATATACTTATGGTAGGTAGAACCTTTCCTGATGTTCTACTATTACCCGAAGTTATATATGTAGAGTGTTCACCAAACTGTATTATTGAGAATATGTGAACCCATTCTGGCAACTCATCATTCAGAAGAAATACTTCCAAATCGTATGAATTACCTTCAAATGACATATATCCAGAAGTGGGATATTGGTCTATGATAGTAGTTTCGAAATATTCCCCAACACCACCTCCACCATCCTTTATAAATCGAACAGTTTTTCCTATAAAAGAATCTGGCCAATGAGCGCAATTTAATAAATGTCTTCTAGTAATGGCTACACCCCCCGCGCCTTGCCCCCATCCACCGTTTTTATATTCAACATGTCCAGTTAGTTGAGATCTTAAATCATCAGCCCAAAGTAGGGGACTCCTACTAACAGTATTGAGATATGGGTCACCCACCCACATATTAATAGCACTGAGGGGATCTTTACCAGTAGTTCTACTAGTAATTTGGTCGATGGTATGATCTATATACCTCTCAACCTTCATCCTTTTATTGGATCTTTGAGATATGGCTGATAATAATGACATATTATGCTAATCTTAACCATACACCATTACCAGATGTTCGAACACACTGAAATGCATATGATTCATTTGAATTTGCAGTAGTTAAAGGTGTTCCAAGGAAGGAACCCCCACCACTAACTGATACGGTTAAGGTTGTTATGTTTTGACTTGTCCAGAATGTTTTGATTTGTCCAACTCTTGCAGTATTAACCTTTGGCAAGGACCAACTTAATGCGGATAGTGAAGAAGTTGGTAGAATGACGAGCGATTCATCATAGTATGGACGAGACACTACTGTTTGGCTGTTTATGGCTGATAATATGGTCACCAATGCATTAGTTGCAGCTTCATTTGCGCTATAACTACCACCTCCAGTATAATCATTATATAATTGAATATTGGTTCCACTCCAGTCAAGTAATGGTGTTGCAACTGTATTACTTAATTGCCTATTAGACACCCCAATCGAAGAAATTCCACTAAAATCACTAAATGTATTCTCGTTGCTCGTATAAAGTGTAATTCCTCCTTGTTGAACACTTATAGTCCCGCTTTCTACTAATATTTTAGATGATTCATCTCCTAGTGTGATACTTGGACCAGATAAAACAACAGTTCCGGTGTTTCTTATATCATAATTATTAACAAATAATGAACTCACAGATACAATATTATTGGTCCCACCTTGAACTATTGGAATTATAGCATTTGGGCTTGCACTAGGAAGCAGGGTAAATTGGGAAATTTTTAAGTCCATTATAATAGTATTTAATATATCAGAGATAACGATGCATATAATGTATCTACAAACATGTGTTCTTTTATCCCATCCAACTCATTCAAATCTTCACCAGTTGTGAGGAACGGAATTGATGTCTTTGGATTATCAAAATCGACAACTCCATCCAAAATGGTATTGTCATATTGGTCAACAAAGTCGAAGAATAAGTAGTATTTTTCAATTTCATCGAAGTTTAGGGTTACTGGTAATACCAATGGCCAACCCCAATCAGTTGTGAATGAGGATAGAGGATAGATATGTGATCCTGTGGCTGATATTGGTTGATATGTGTTCAGTAGAGTGTATTCATTGGAGAATTTTTCCAATGCAACAATTGGTGTATTGGAGCTGATGACATAAGTTGTTGTATCAAGCTTGTCTCCAATGTTTGTTCCATATATTGTCTTACTTGATCTACCTTTAACGTCAAAGTTCTCTCTGAATTTATTCTCGTATCCAAGAAGTTTGATTTTGTCGATGGATAGAAGATCAACCAGTCTCTTAACCTTGACTGGATAGATGTATTTCTCTTCATACACGTCATTGTATCCCATGAATTCACCCATAGAGTCCAACGCATCAATTGTGCTGTGGTCTATATCTTGAGTGTTTTGAACAAAGTTCGCACTTGCTTCATAAGTCTTAATTCCGATGTCTTCGTGCTCTGTCGAGTCACCACCAAGAATACCACCAAAGAAGTCATCAAACAGAACTGTCTTATCTAGTAGAATTTCTTGGAATCTAAGGTCTTTTAGGGTTTGAGCAGCATTGAAGTCTTCGTTCTTCTTATACATGTCGAAGTAGTTCGTAGGATATACGTTGAAGTAGTTCGAACTACCTTCAAGATACCAAGAATTACCTTGATCATCAACAAGAGTGGCATTGAAGTCCATTCTCACATTTTGCGTTAAATCTTCCAACTCTGGGAATGTAACAAATCCTCTAAATGAACCTCCAGTTGACTGTGCAGACAACGTATAGTTCAATGATGATATTGAGTATGCTGAATTAGAAAGTGTGTATGCAGTTCCATTAGCATATATCTCATTTCCTAGCTCATCCAGAAGGAATTCCCCCAATTCAGTAGTTAGCACTACATCGACAGTTGTCGTTAAAGTGTAGTTTAAAGATGATAGTTGGATTGTATCAAAATTCTTGATACTGAAGTCCAAATAGTCCTTAATCTTGATTACAAAGGGTATCTTCGTGTTGTAAAATTTTATAGGTGCAATCTCGAATGAGTCAACAGGGAATCCTTCACCGTCAAGACCATTAGATGTCACACTTAGTCTCACCGGAACATTTTCAACAACTCGGGCAGATAGAGTTATCCCCAAATTATTCAAATAGTTGAAATTGGTGTTGTATGGGTGCTTATATTTGGTCTTATCGAATGATAGATAAACCAGCAATGAATCAGTGATATTATCTTCTTTGATATAGCACAGTTTAGTCCCTGATAGACCAGCATAGCATGAGTTGTCATCACTACTTAAACATTGAACAATGGTCGTTCCATCAAGCTTCAAGAATATTGGATTCTGAGTAGCTGTGATCTTCGGAATTTCGGAATACTGATAAGATGACAGAGTGTAATTATAGATCTGCTCATAAAACACATTAAAAGATTCCAAATGTGCATATTTATTATCGTCAATGTCCCACCAATTCAAGCTATCACTGTTATAAATATCATAGTAAATATCCAATGCTGGTTGATAGCTTGGGAAATATGTGTTGAATTGGATCGGTGATGATATTTGACCAGCAGATAGTAATATAAGATTACTATCTCTTTCCAACAAGGTGTAGCTTCCATCCTCCAATAGTATGAAGTCTCCACCTTCTGTAAGAGTATAGCTACCGTCTGGGTCTAACACAAACCCCATAAATGTTACATCGAAAGTTAGAGGGATGTAGTCATAGATTTGGATAGTCTTAGTGACTGATGATATCATTGCATTGTTATTGCAATCATATTGAATGAGAGAGACAGTATAAATACCGGGGAACTCGTAAAACTTGGAAGCTGAGAATGATTTTGCAATCGTTCCATCACCGAAGTCCCAAACCATTTTATGATTTATAGAATCTTCCAGATCTGGAATGAATATAAATGGAGTGATGGACAAGGCATAAGAAGATAAGGAATCTACTCCCTTATAATCTATAGCACTGAATGCTAGGTATGTAGTTGAATTACTCATCTATGACTTCGATTTTATTAATTAGTCCATTAGGAGCATATAGATAGGGAAATTTGAAATATTCAAGAGTCGTGTTTTGGTTCAGTAGAGCTTCATCGACACCTTCAAATAATGGGTTCCAAGTTACGAATGAGATACCATCGTATTGAATTCCACTGCTTGTATTTTTGGTCTTTAGAGATTTGATTCCACGAATGCTAAGAATACCAGAAGTTATTTCACTGATGTCGATCTTCTGTCCAAGTTTTATATTCTTCGGACTGAAGTAGTTTACGATGTAAGTCAGCACTTGTTGTTTTAACAAGTCTTTATTGATCTTCTCATTCTTCTCTCTAACCACAACCAATTTGGTAACATCCTTAACGTCCTTAGACTCCAAGGTATTGTCGAAACCTAGATCGAATGCAACATAGATCGGATCTCTTGGGATTACATCATTACTGATCATCTTCTTATCCTTGGTTAAGGATACAATTTGGTTTTTGAAGCTGTTACTTAGGAAGTCTGGGTATTGACCATCGGAAGTCAGATTGAATGATGGCACACAGAATACGTTAATGTTGTTGAAGTCGCAAGGATCTGCAAAGTTGACTTGGTTTAAGATAACTCTGTTTACTTTGTTCGGATCTACGCAGATATCATAGAAGTATTGAATGTATCCTGACATATAGGTGTCATTATCAACAACCTTGATATCGTTTAGAACAGTTGGGATACTCTTCTTCAAGAATTTTTCATAATCAGACTCAGTTACCAATCTTACTTGTGTTGACAAGAAGGTTGGAGTGTTTTCTCTGATTTGGTCAACAGTCTCAGCTTCATAGATGAGTGTTGAGTTGGAAGTGTTGGTGAAGATTAGGTTTGAGTTGTTTGTAGTGTCGATCTGAGTTGAGATTGAGCTATTAACGTCAGCATAGATCTCTTCAAACTGTCTGCTTGAGTAGATAAACAACTTATTTCCATTGATTGTGTTCTTACTGATCAATCCTTTGTCTCCATCGGAGAGAATATAGGTAATAACAACCTCATCAGAGGCATCAAGTCGTCTTCCAAAGATACCATTACCAAATTTCACCTCATAATGTCCGTTTTCATTCAAACGGATGTCGAATACCTTGTCTGTTGAGCTAGAAAGGAACAAACTCTCCACTTCTGAGTATTCATACCATAGATCAGTGTTCACTTCCTTAACATATACACTAATAGACCCATGAGAGATGAACCTAGTGTCACCTGAATCAACTAAGTTGTCGATTATGATAGGGAAAGACTCATATTCGGCACCTTCAGCAGTATATGTAGGATATTCACCCACTGTTCCTTGATATAGGATAGCAGATTCGGCTAAAGAGTCGATAGTTTCCTCTCCTGTGCCTACTTTGTCGAAGGAATGGTCATTATTGAAGGTATATTGGATATTATCGACCAAAAAGTAGCTATACTTCCTGATATTGTAGTTTCCGGGTGCCAAATTGGACGAAGCAACACAATTGATAGGTGCTAGGGAGGTTTGACGACCTGTAGGCTTATATCCGATCAGTTTAACGATCTTATTCATGTTTTCATAGATCGTAGCCTGAGAAAACATCGATTCTGCTGATGTTTGGTTCAAATAGAACATCAGAACGTGTGTATAATACGCCAAAACGTCAAGAATAGCTGAAATATTGCTACCTTCATAGTTCTGATCAGTAAAAACTCCCCCTTCGTTGAGTCTTTCGATCATAAACGACCTCAATGACACAGCATCGAAGTTGACGTATGCATTTTGAGGTAGGTTGAACTCCAAATTTTGATTATCCACAACTATATTTAATTACACGATGGAATAACCAGTGGAATTCAATTCAGTTTTTATAGATAATCCTTTGATATCAAGAGATGGGACGTTTATCTGTAGAGTAATGGTGATTGTGTTCTGATCTTCGAAGCCTAGAACCTCTACATTCTCTACTGTGATCCTTGGTTCCATCCTTGGAAGTTGATTTGATATCAGATCTTCGAGAATATCAATCAAGAAGTCATCAATTGGTTCAAATAGATACTGTCGAAGATCCATTCCGTATGTCGGAGAGAGAATTTTATCACCCGGAGCAGTCAAGAACGCAGTAACTATACTGTTCTTCACAGCCTCAACATCATAAAAGGCTGCAAGATCTTTTAGATACTCCCTTTTGTTGAGTTGCTTGTTGAGATATACATCTTGAGCTAAGTCCAACGCCAAGTCTTTGTATAGATAATCCTTTTTCAAGGATTTCTCAGTCAACTTATCAGACTTTAGCGATGTTATCTTAATACTCACCTTAATATTTAGGGCGTTTGATACTATTCAAAATTTCCATAGTATCAATCATGAAATCATCGATATCATAATGGTTTTCGATAAGAATTCTACTAGCAAATGAATCAAATGACTCATTTCTTGGTTTGAATCTCTTCAAGTCAGCATCAATAGATGATAGCAACTGACTATAATTGTTAAATCCGCTTCGTGACACAGACCATGGACGACTCAACATACTTATAATGTTGTTCTTAGACTGAGTTGGAAGGGCAAGACCCATAATCATAGTTTGAAGCTTCTGTTTCTCTGCTGGATTGTTCCAAGAAGTCACCGAATCCGCAGAAGTTGTTTTCTTGCTGTCGATATAGTTCTTGAGTTCACCATAAGAATCCTTGTGCTCATCACTTTCGATACCAGAATCAATTTGAAATGCTTTCTTGAGGTTCAGACTGTTGTAGATTCTAAGTAGAACCATGAATGGAAGTCTATTACGATCTCTCATCTTGGAAATGTTGACGTTTTTATCCAATGCTTTACCAGCATCGAAGTCAACATCTTCATATTGACGTTTGAATCTCTCAAGATAACCCAAAACTGGATTGATATTCTCGTCATCAGAAGCTAGAGCATCTAAACGGGCAATATTATCTTGAACCTTTTGTGGATTAACATCATCCCAATTGATTTGACTGAGTGAATTGACATTTACTGGAGTGTTTAGTTTGGATCTATGCTCATCGGCAAGTTGTTTTGCTGTATATTTTACCAAATCAACAAATCCATTGACAGCCTTTTCGTTGGCAGTCTCGTTTTTAGTATTGATAGTATTGATACGCTCATACAGAGCTTCCAACTCTTCAGTTGTCTTCTCTAATTTCTTAGTTCTGTCTTCGAATTTGGTTTCTAAATCGAAGTAAGTAGATTTGATCTTCTCCAACTCGGCAGGTTTCATAGTTGCCTGACTATACTTGTCGGTAAGTTTGTCGATTCTTTGAGTAAGCTCTCCGATTTCTGTATCGAATTGTGCCTTTCTCTTAGGATCTTTCTTAATTAGCTTTCTTAGAGAGTTGGCACGACCTTCCAGTTCACCAATCTTGGTAAACATAGCATTCTTCTCAGAAGGTGAGAGTTTGGTTCTGTTGATGACAACATCCAAGTCTTTCAATTGTTGTCTGAAACCTTCGAGGTCACTTCTATACTTGGTTTGGTTACGTTCCAGCTTTTCGAGTTGGTTTTCTTCGTCATATTTGACTGGAGCACCGTCTTCATCAAATCCTTTGATGTTTTTATAGGAATCTAAGCCAGCATCAAACACTTTACCAATTTTCTTAACTTGTTTGTCGAAAAAGTCGTCATTGAGTAATAGACCAATACTTCCCATCATGGATTTCCACAACTTTGACTCAGTTGCAGCACCACTTTTACCACTCATTAGTGATGGATCGAACTCCCAACGAGACATTGGAGTTTGGGTTTCTGGATTATCATTCTTACCAACAGAACTAGAAGAGAATTGTGCAGGACCACTCGCAGTTTGTGCTCTGTGGAATCTGTTTCCTCCTTGACTCTTATTGGAATTGGGTCTAAATCCCGATTCAGAGACTAATCTTACTAGTTTTTCGAACTTCATAGTATTATTTATGGAATTATCACTAAATATGTCTATGGGAAAAAAATTTGACGCTATTTACGAAGCTGTGGTATCCAGATATCAGGTTGGTGGCTATCTACCGGGCGATCTTGTGAAGTTTCGTCCAAATTATAAATCATCTCCGACGTATAATGCAATGCATTCCGTCATGAAAGCTGAATTAGACGAACTGGCAAACAGTGGACTGAACATTAAAGTTGTTCAAATCGGAAATAATAAGAGCACAAGCTCTATTGCTTTAGATCACAAACTGGCAAACGATGTAAGTGTTACTATTGCTGGAGATCAAGGTGGTGGTCGCCACTTCGGTTCTATTACTGTATCACCTGACATGATTGATATCTTATCTGCTTCAGATCCAAGTCCTGCTATTCCAGATCAATTCTACAGAAAAGATAATACAAACTATAAACCGGAAGAATATAAGGCTGATCCTAATAATATCACCCGTGTAACCGACAAAGGTAATGGTAAAAATACTCCTACCAATATCAAACTAGCTGGAGAATCCGTAAGGATGAAAAGGGACAATGACAACATGGCAATGTTGTATGAACAGATCAACTAAATAACAATATGTCGAATTACAACAAAAAAGATATGATGCTTCTAGGTGAAGCTTATGACCTGAGACTTCTTAAAGAGAATGCTCCTAATATGACTCTATCACAAGTTCAGGCTCGTATTGAATTCATGACAGAATCCGAAGCTGAGTATATCAATACCGTTCATGAAAGAATTCTTAACGAATTCTGGGGTGGGTTGAAAGCTCTTGGAGGTGCCGCTAAACAAGCTGGACAAGCTGTTGGTGGTAAGTTAGCTCAGAAGGGTCAAGCAGTCGCTCAGAAGGTCGGACAAGCGGGTTCCGCAGTCGCTCAGAAAGCAAGTCAAGTTGGTCAAGGTGCTGTAGCTGGAGCAAAACAACTTGCTTCAAATGCACAAGACATTTATCAAACAGGTAATGATTCTGCTAAGTCTGGTGATGCTATTAAAAAAGCTCAAACTTCTGCTCAACAACTTATTGACTTAGTAACTCAAGCTCAACAAATGGGATTAGTTCAAGCTCAAGGTGCTGTCTCTGATATGACTCTAGCTCAAATTATTGATGAATTAACTACTGCACAACAATCAGCAGGAACATTCAAACAAGGTGCATTGGATAAAGGATTCACTGGTGGAGTTGCACAAGCAGCTAAAAAAGGATTCCAAGGACAAGCTTAATTTTAAACACAAAAAAGGCGAGGTATTTAATACCTCGCCTTTTTTGTTATACAGTTTCTAGGTTGAGAAGACAAGCAAAGAAATTAATCTCTTTGTCTATGACTCTTGTAGCTTTATCCAGATGTTCCGCTATAAGAATTATCATATTCTTTTTCGGTAAATCTTCTATAGTTTCAATATAGATGTGGTTTAATAGATCCACCATCAATTGATCCCAATCTGAATTGAACCTACTCTCATTCTCGATGAGATACTTCCTAGTTTCGAATGATCTATTAGCACATACGTTTTCAAAGATCATCTTACATAAACCAGTGTTGTTAATTTGCTCTTTGATTAGAAGAACTTTACCAACACAATTTTTGGATAGCTCTCCGATACAATCTCTAATATCTGGGAAGAACCTTTTAATCAGTTCGATTGCCAACTTCTTATCATCCTGATTCAGTTCGATCCCCTCACTCTTCAGAATGAAGAAACATCTCATTACAGCATCTCGCAATGTTGGATTGAGAGAGAAACTTTGACAGCGTGATTGAATGGCTGGACTAATCTTGTGTTTATAGTTACCAGTCAGAATAAATCTTGCAGTATCAGAATAAGATTCCATTAGGTTTCTCAAACATTTCTGTCCATCCACTGTCAATCCATCTGCTTCATCAAGAATGACAACTTTGACCTTACCATCTAAACTTTTGGTTTGGACGAATCCAGTTACTTTGGTTCGAATGGTGTCGATACCGTTTTCATCTGATGCATTCAGGTAAAGATAATCACAATCTAATATGTCTTGGACTAGGATTCTGGCAAGTGTTGTCTTACCAACACCAGCATTACCTATCAAAAGCAAATGAGGGATCTCTTGCCCCCAATCTGCAATCTTATCTTTGATCTCTTGGGAGATACACATGTCCTCCAACTTAGTTGGCCTATATTTTTCGATCCAGAGATTGTCGTAATTGCTCATAACTTGGTCAGGAGGATATCACGGGTGGTTCGTTTGTCAAGTGCTGGGCAAGATAATTTCCAATATAACCCCTACCCAATACTAATACGTTATTCTCCCTCTTCTTCGATAAAGTTTCTGATCTCATTCATAGACATGGTATCATTCTCGTGGATAAAGTCAACCATCGCCTCGCAAAAATCTGCGCCCATAGATGAAAGTTCCTCGTCTTCCGTTGAATCGAGCAATTCCTGAATTTCATAAACGCAATCCAATAATTTTTCTTCTTTTTCTCTGAGCTTCTTCAATAATTTAGTGTTCATTTCCACTATTTACTCCAACTTATCAAATAACAACATGTTTTAAAAATTTTTATTGTTTAAGAGAGTAGTTTTCATAAATAGTAATATGAGCGGAATTAAAATTTCACAATTACCTACAGCAGCACTCGCTTTGTCTGGTGGGGAAACTGTGGTAATGAACCAAAGGGGATCAACTGTAACTGCGATCCTAAGTGATATCAAGACCTATACCAATACTGGTATCAGTGGTGGAGGTGGAACTGGTAATCTTGCTGCATTATCTGCTAATTGGCAGAACACTTATACTACTGTAACTGCTAATTCCGCTAATTGGAATGGAACTTATACTACTGTTAAAGCAAGTTCAGCTAATTGGCAGGGTGTATATACTACTGTCAATGCGAACTCTGCAAAGTGGGAACTTGCGTATTCCGCTTCTTTAAGTTCTGGATTGTCAGGTGGGTCCATAGCATTTAACGACATAAACAACAACTTCACTTCTGGACAAACAATTAAAGGGGGTCTTACTGCACAATTTTTGCAACTATCTGGGAATTTTTTATCATATAGAACCGGAGGAGTTGGAAGTGGAACAGAAAACAATACTATTATAAGTAACCATTCAAATATTGGGAATAGTAGTGGAGTTATTCTTATTGGTATAGATGCTGGGAATGGAGCTTTAAGTGCGAATAGTATGATAATGTTGGGTGTGGCGGTGGGTGAAAACGCCACCAATGCGAAGAACTCAAACTTTATTGGTAATGGTGTCGGTAATTCCGCTACCAACGCAAACCACTCTAACTTCATTGGATACACCGCTGGTGCTGGTGCAACAAATGCCAGCACCTCCAATTTTATTGGATTTTTTGCTGGATATGGTGCAACAAATGCCAACAACTCCAATTTTATTGGATATAATGCTGGAAAAAATTCCACTGGTGCAGCCAGCTCAAATTTTTTGGGTAGGAATTCTGGTGTTAGTGCCACAGGTGCTAGCTATTCAAACTTCTTAGGAAATTTGGCAGGGCACATTGCCACCAATGCAAGTGATTCCAACTTTTTGGGAAGAACTTCCGGTGCTAATGCCACCGCTGCGAATTTTTCCAACTTTTTGGGAAGATCTTCTGGTAATAGTGCCACTAACGCCTCCAATTCAAACTTTTTAGGTTATAATTCTGGATTTTCTGCAACAACAGCCTATTATTCAAACTTTTTGGGAAAATCTTCTGGGTATAGTGCTACTAACGCCTCCAATTCAAACTTTTTAGGATATAAGTCTGGTTATAACGCACCTTTTACATCACATTCAAACTTTTTAGGATATAAGTCTGGTTATAACGCAACTTATGCCTCCGATTCAAATTTCTTGGGTAGACAATCTGGTTATAACGCAACTTATGCCTCCAATTCCACTTTTATTGGTAATAGTGCTGGATTTGGTTCGACCAACGCATCCAATTCCACTTTTATTGGTAATAGTGCTGGACTTGGTTCCACAGGAACTAGAAATGTGGTTATTGGAAATAACTCAACTATGAGTCCAGTCACTCTTAGTGGATGTTTGGTTATTGGTAATAATGCAACTGCAACACAGAATAACAGTATTGTTCTCGGTTCTACATTGTATCCATACCTAACCTCTGGAACTGGAACCGCAACCGGAGAATATTTGGTGGTTAGAGTTAATGGGGCGAATAGGAAACTTCTATTATTCTCTTGATATTTCACAACTCCTTGTAAATATCCACATGAGAGAGATATTTTATGTTTCCGGTCTTCCAAGATCAGGTTCTACCTTGTTGATGAGTCTTCTGGCACAACACCCCATAGTGAAAACCACCCCAACCTCGGGATTACATGACCTATTATTTGGTATTAAAGGAAACTGGAATAACATTGTGGAACATAAAGCTGATAAAGCCTCTGGTGATCCAGAAAATCTGAAGCGTGTTCTTAGTTCAACTCTATATTCATATCACAATACAGATAAGCCTGTAATTGTTGATAAGTCAAGAGCGTGGGTCCATAGTATTGAGATGATTGAGTCAATTACAGGTAAAAGGGCAAAAATTATATGTCCGGTTCGTAATATAACTAATATTTTATCATCTTTTGAAAGATTGTATAGAAGAGGGTCGAATCTTGGAATCAACCATTCCCAATTTCAAAACACCGAAGAAAGAATTAATCATTGGGCAAGTAATATGGGAGAAGTCGGGTCGGCATATAATCGATTACGTGATGTATTTACTAGAGGTCTTCAGGATAGATTGTGTTTGGTGGAATATGATTCTTTGGTGGGTAATCCTGAATACACAATGAAAGAAATCTGGAAATACTTAGGAATGGATTGTCCTGATCATGACTTTAATAATGTTGATAATCCAACACCAGAAGATGATTCCGTTTATGGATATATCGATCTCCACACTATCCGTCCAAAAGTGTTCCCGAATAAATATTCCGCAGAATCAATTATAGGTTCAGATATGTTTGTCAAATACTCAAATTCTGAATTCTGGAGATCATAATCAAGTATATACTTGTAAATAATAGTAATGGCTTTATCATTACAATTGGGATTCCCTCAGATCCCCAAATCTATAACGAATCCGAACGTAAATAAGAAGGATGCACTGGATACATCCGGTCCTTTGTCGTTTTTGACGTTCATTAAGTTGATTAACGTCTCGTTTGAGCCAGATTCTTTACAGGATTACTATAACCACTACATTAAGAGTTGGAATTCGATCACTGTATCGTCTCAAACAACCAATGAGAGGCTAGTTGTAGAGAATTATAGGGATTTCTTGAAGGAAATCACCCTAAATTACACAACTCTTGAAGAGAAACAGTATCTATCCAAGATAGATTTCAATGATCCATTCGATTTGGACATTGCTATGGGCTTCTATGGTCGCAAACTGAGAGAAATCACTCAGTTTTACAACAATAAGAGGAACGATATCAAGTTTAACTTGATCAGAAACAAGATCAAGGGGACTAACTATGGTTCTGAGAAGACTGTAATCGAACTTACCTTGAATTATCTCAAGGGATTGGATGATGGTAAGATCCTTTACGACTATGAAGCAGCCAAATCTCAGCTAGAAGTTGAGATTGAAGAGTTATTTGATACATATCCTCTGTATTTCAACCAGACTCCAGACCCTTTAGTGTATGACAACAAGGATTTGGACTATGGAATGGATCTATTCCTCAAATCCAATGCCCAAGTTGAGACAGAATTCTTTTCTTCACTCTCTGACGAACTAAAAGAACTAAAGGAACTTGATGATCTCTTCGATAACAAGAGAAAATTGACTCAAAAGAACGTATTCACCAACTTTTACTACCTTTCTACTGGTAGTGTCGTGACAGATTTCCTTTCTGGACAGCTTTTTGAGTCAGATCACGCCATTAATGCTTTCTCTAATAGAGATTATCCAACAAGTGCGTCAACTGAACAAGAATGCTGCATCGAAACAGCAAGAGAACGTGGTTTCTTCAGACCATTAAACACTTCTATTGTCCTTTTGGACGGTATTAACGGTAGTTATGCCTTCAATTTCGACAATTTAACTCCAAATACGCTATATTACTTCCCAGATCCTAATGTTTTGGGTCGCAATGGTGACGTTATTACCTTTGTTGTCGATGATTCCTTCCTAAAGAAGCATGTTTCATCTGGAAATGCAGTAGATCAACCTGCTTCAAATCCATATGACACCAAATACTATGGATATGTGAGTAAGAATGATCCAAATGTTCAGAAGAACTTGGATGTTATCTTCGATCAAGGGTATATCAAGGACTCAAAACGAGATATCTATGGAAATCTCTTCGGATTATTCAATAATGAGGGTCGATTCGAGTCTCATATTACAATATTGCCGACTTCTGAACGTATTAACATGCTTATCAACGGTCATACCTTCTATGATGACCTATATAACGAAGGATTTGCGTTCAATTACCTAACTTTCGATGATTCAACCTATACAGAAACCCTAAGAACTGGTTTATCATCATATACTAATGGATTCTTGGGCAATGTTCCAGAGATAAACATCTATGCTGGCTCGTTCCTACCTCTTATAGCGTTTGCAGCACCAACAGAAGACGTTTTACTTCCACATTACACTATTTTGGAAGGTGCATATCTGTTGAAAGCTGATAATACACCATATCCAGAGACATATTCATCTGATTTATCAGCATTTGAGTATCTTCCGGGTCAGTATTACTTCGATGCACTCATTGAATGTGGTGTTCATACAGCTAATCCATATCAAAGACCACTCTTAGATCCATCATTCCCATCATTAACAGCCAATATGACTGAAATGGTGAGAACATCAGCCTTGCATGTCTATGATGGTGGTTGGTTTGGACAAATAACAGACTTCGATATATCACTTGGGGGTCAATCCTATGGATATTCGGGTGAAACTGCTGGTGTTACCGAGTTCTATGCTATATCTAATCTTCCTGTGGACTTCTATGGTAAGATTATGGTGAGAAATTCAGACACCAGAACTGTCGATACCATCGTAAACGTCCTACCATACTTGTCAACCAAGTATGATGCAGCTATTGTTGCTGAATTAGAAAACGAAGTAGAGAAGTTTGAAGTTGTCACTGACATCCTATTCATCGAAACGACCAACTATCTCGTCATTGATAAGGTGAAATACACTAATAGTGCTTTCTTCGACCCTAAAGTATCTCCTACATACCTTGAACACAATACTGATTGGTGTGATAGAATATCCAACAGGTTCAAAGTGAATAATGGTGTATATTACATACATTTATACACCTCTACGCCTAGTATATCATCCAATACGGTAACTATATATCCTCGTATCTATAGATTCGACACCATCAACTTCAAGAACGACATCATATTCAATGAAGAATCTGACATCTTCGAAATCACGAATGATAATGTCCTATTCAGTCATGTCGATCCTCCAACTCTGACATATAATAGCCGAAACAACCTATTCAAATTATCCTACTTGTTGAAGGATCAGAACAATACACCTACCCTATTCGAGTATGACTTCAAGGTTGGTTCTACTGTCGAGTTCCTAAGTAAGAGAGAATACTCATTCAATGGTAATGGATACTCTACCCTATTTGAAGTTGTCCCACCTAGCTTCAATTTCTATATGACCTCAACTACCGTGTTCGCTCAAGACTTTGAAATGCTATTATGAACAATTACACCTTAAATCTGTCCTCAAATTCGACCTCTTATATTGCCCACATGGCGCAATTGGAGTTTGACGACTTTACCAGACTTACTCTGG